ACAACAGACCGCGCGGTGACGCTGAATGTCTACGAGCCGTTGCCTGATGAACCTGCGCCGAAAACCTGGCGGCAGGCCGAGAATGCAAAACTTCGCCTGCTGGCGACGCTGCAATGTCAAGTAGGCATACCGCAGACCATTACGACCGACAGCCCCGTGCTGATTATCGCACAGGCCGATTTCGGCGACAAGACGACGGCGGTGCTGTGCGAAACTGACGCCGACGCCCAGGCCAGCACCGCCGCCGAAAATCGATACGAGGCGGCAAGAGACGAAGGGAGAGCGTGATGGCTAAGAACTGGTGCTACTTCGTGGGCAAAGAAACCGGCACATTATACCATGTTTGCGGCAAGCGTGATGAGTATTGGTATTGTGGTAAATGGTGTCCATGTTACTTTCGCACAACCATTACGCAATATCGCAGAATCCCGTGCTACCGCGAGATCAAGCGCAGCACGGCCGCGCAGAACTACCCAGGTTCGACGAAGGACGAAAAGTGAACCGCACCGCAACATTAGAAAGGAACTGACATGAGAACTGAACAGGAAATTGTCGAACGAATCCGCGAACGCGCCAAAGAAGATTTATTTGGCTTTGAAATCTCCGCGTTAGTGGTGTGGCTACCGTTTGACAAGGCAAGGGAATTTCTCAAGGACGAAGCCAAAGAATCAGAGTGGTCATACAAACCCTGCACAGACGATGCTGTGCGTAGAAAGGTTTTGGGCTATCTCCCGTTCGCTTGGGACAAGGCACTGAATCATCGCGGCATTTCCGCCGGTCGTTCCATCTCACACATGACGGCTTGGCTATGGCTCTTGGGTGAAACAGAGTTGTGCGCCGTGTGCGAGGACGGCGAGAAGCACTACACGCCGTACGGCGCGCCGATCTTGAAAATGATTAGCGACAAATTCGGATTCGTAATACCTGACGACCCAATGGCTGTCAGGATGTCACAAGGGTTGGCGTGCAGCGACGATTGCGACGGGCGCAACGGCTGATATGACCCTCACCGCCACAATCTGTTTCACCCTCACCGCCATGCTCGCGGTAGCTAACGACTGTGAGCAAGGCAATCCCCGACCGGCTGGTTCTCGCTACGGCCAGCCGGTCATTGAACCCCATCCGCGAAAGCGGGAAAGGAATAAACAATGAAGCACAAGAAACGAAAAGAGAAATTGCAGCAACGAATTTCAGGGTATCAGGCGACCTTGCGACATTTGCAGGTCAATTCGTCCAGTCTGTATCCAGCCGGCTTTCACTGTCCCGGCAGCAACAAAAAGTGACTTGCAACCCTGGCGAAGATGCCGGGCGATGTTTTGGCAAGGACCGTGCGGCGGAGCGCGACGGAGACATTCGGACAAGTCGCCCCGCCGCCAAAAGCCAAGGAGAAAATGAAGCGGATACCGAAAAGTGCAAACTACGTCGTGGTTCACCGGCGAACGGTCAAAAAGTACCGAGCCTTGACGTGGACCAAAACCCGCGAATGGGCGCGCATTATGCGAGGCCGGTACGAATTCGACCGAAACTTGTACTACGTCCATGTCTGGACGATCAAAAGATGGCGCGCGTACGCAAAGCGGTTCATCCCCAAATCGCGGAGACGGCTGATGAAATCGAAAGGGCAATAATATGAGCGCCGAAACTGCAATGAAGTTGACCATCATCTTCGATGACGAACTGCGAATGGTATCCCGCCTTCTGCGCGAAGCCAAAGAGTTTTCGGCGGCTAACAAAGTGGACGAAAACTCACCAGAGGAGATACGGAAGGCGATGGCCGACAAGTACCGTGATGTGCTTCGAGCCGTTGACGTTGCCCTGTACAACGTGGACGCCGCCGAACACGTCATGCTGCTGAACCGGCATGTTGTTGTGGACACTATTATCGAGGCCGCGAAACATGCGCACGGTCATTGACTACGCAATCATTGCCCTGGCGGGATGGGGACTGGGCAAGATCATGCTGGAATGTTTGATGTAAAATAAATCCGATTTTTCTCGCCTCGATGAAATGTCTCGGTAGAATGAAAAGTGTTATGACAGATACAAAATCAATCTTGGGCCTTTGGCGGCGACCACGCACCTCCCGGTACGCTGTCATAACACCCGCCAAAGTGCCCGTATTTTCAAGGCAATGAAATGAAACAGACTACCGAAACCACCATTGAACCGGGCATCTACCCGGATATCCCATTTGGCACTTACTTGGCATGGGACGCCGTATCAGCGAGTTTCCTAAAGGACATGCTGCACACGCCCCATTACGCCATTACCCGCCGAGACGACCCGGAAGAAGAAAAGGACTGCTATGACAAGGGCAAACTGTTTCACTGCCTGTCACTCGAACCAGCCAAACGGGACGAGTGGTTCATTATGCAGCCCGCTTCATACCCGGTACTCGAATGTCCCGCCGAGGACTGGTCCCTGCGCCGCCACGATCACGACGACGACGCCACGCTATACCGCCTGGCCAATGGTCGCGGCAAAAGCCGCATGGAATACGCCGTCAAAGTCAAACAGGACGCCGACGGTTCGTTCGTCCCGGTTGTTGTCGGCGGCGAAGCGCCCGAAACGCTCACCGAGATTGTCCACGTCACAATGAAGGATTGGAACAACAACGCGACCTACTGCTCGCAATGGAAGGCTAACCGCCCCGGAAAGACTATTCTAACGGAAACGGTGCTGGACGAAGCGACGGAGATGGCCGCGCAGGTTCGCGGGCTGCCTGCCCTCCGCCCGTTCCTCAAGGACGCGCAAACGGAGTTGTCCGTGGTATGGCGGGACAAGGCGACGGGGTTGCTGTGCAAGGCCCGATTCGACGGATACAAGAACTGGGCGGTCATCGACGCCAAGAGCAACAGCACGTCCGCTCACCCCGACGTGTTCCCCTACGACGCGCGGCGATACCGCTACGGCATCCAGGCGGCGCACTACATCGAGGCGATCAAGTCCATCGAGCAGCCCAAGGGAGCCGACAGCAAGCCAATCCGCGAAGTGCCGCTGTTCTCCTTCATCGTCACCGAGGGCTATAAGCCGTTCGATCTGTTGGCCTACGACGTGGAGGACAACATGGAAGCCCAATCGTGGGACTACCTGCGCTTCTGGCGGTACAAGCGGAACAATCTCATGGCGCAGGTCAAGGTGTGCATGGAAAGAAACGAATGGCCCGGATACGGCGACTTGAGCGTCGATATGAGCCTGACGCCGCAAGAGACAAAGGAACTGATGGAACTCGAAAAACTGTCAATAGGAATTATCCAATGAGTGAGAACCAAATCGCTATCTACGAACCTGGCCGCCCACTGGGGCATCCGAAGAACCTGCATCTGATTCGCGGAGACACGCCCGAAGCCAAAATGCAACTTGCGACGATGACCCGCGCGTGGCCCGGCGACCTGGACCCCCAACGCCGGATGAACAAGACGCTGCAACTTCTGGAACAGGCTGCGGTCTCCATCGCCACATCGGAACGCCCGGACAGCATCACGAACTGCTGTCAGGTGTCCATTCTGGACTCCCTGACGGTCTGTGCGTCGCTGGACCTGTCCATTCAGAAGGCGATGGGCGAGTGCTACCTTGTCCCGTTTGCGGGCATTTGCACGGCCATGATCGGCTATCGCGGATTCATCAAACTGCTAGTCAACACTGGATTCGTGAGCCACATCGAATCCGTGTTGGTGTACGAGGGCGAAACCTTTGAGTACAACCGCGATGAAAACGGCGCGCACTGGCGGCATCTACCGGACATCAGGAAGCAGGGGCATGACGAATTGGTCGTCGCCTGCTACGCGGCGGGCTATCCGACGCACCCCGGAGCGTCCCCGCTGTTTGAACTGTTGAACAAAGAGGAATTGGAGAAGGTCAAGAGGTCGTCGGCGGCGGTGCGGAGCGGGAAAAAAGGCCCCTACGACTTCTGGGCGACCGAAATGATGCGCAAAGCCCCGATTCGCCGGTTGCAGAAGTACATGCCCAAGACCGCCGACAACCTTGGCTACGAAATTCTCGCTCATGCCGTTGAACACGATAACAAGGCGTTCGATCTAGCCGGTTACGCGGAGGCGCAGGGTGCTTTCCAAGACCAGCAGCGAGAGCGGAAGCAGTTGGCCTGGGCAAAATCGTCGGAAGCACCGGCACAGACGCCGAAGCCCGCTACGCCTGACGCGCCCGCCGCCGAACCCGTCCAAGCGGCTACGCCCGCCCCGCCAACCATGACCGCCGCCCAATTGATCGCCAAGGCCCAGGCGTACATAGACGGCAGGCATGTTGACGGCGCGCTCCCGGCGAAGGAACTGCTGGCCGAGGTCCGGGACTACGTTGTCGGTCCAGGCGTCAAGCACCTTACCCAAGAGCAATTCGCGGCGATTCTGGCCGAGGCCACAAGCGGCAAGTGGGACTTGGCGACGGCCAAGCGGATTCCCGATGACATCGGCCAGGACAACGACGTGATCGACGTGGAAGTGCCACAAGGCACAATTGGAATGTAACCAACCCCCGCCTGTGTACGGGAAAGAAAGGCAACATCATGGAAGAAACACCAGAGACAACGACAGTGCCCCCAACGAAGCGAGGCCGCAAGGCCAAGGCTCCCCGCAAGCCCACCGTCCGGCGCGTCCGGCCAATCGTGATTCAGAAGTGGATAGCCGACAACCTGGACGACCCCAAGCCCGACCAAGGCCGCTGGCAGGACGTTGATATTCCCGACGATGATGAACATACCACCGCTATCGACGCGATGAAGTGCCTCAAGAAGCTGGCGATGGCCGGACAGTTCCGCGTCGTGCGGCTGTTGGCGACAAAGACCGTCGCCGTAGTTCAGCGACCGCTTGTGACCGTGGAAGATACGCCGTTCTGACGTCGCGGGCGTGACAATCGAATATCGAAATTGGCGCGGCTGCGGCGTGGACACCTAAAAAGCCCTCTATGGTGTAAGCGGGCAGGGCCGTTAAGCAGTCGGCAGACTGTCAGCCGCGTCAACTTGAATTGTGTTGCTGGCGGTCCCGTGGGCATAGCCACGGAACACAAGGACGATTCCGCAAGGGCGTCGAGGTCCGTCCATAACGTTGGACGACAGGCGGCATCCTGGGCCTTTTGAGTGTGCCAGAAGCGGCACGTGAGAGCCGCCGCCAGCAACATAATTTTACAACTTTGGGCAATAGCCCGAAAGGATAGGAAGATGGACCTAATGGAAGCGCTTCTTGAAGAGTTGGAAACATCCTATCAGATCAAATGTAACGAAAGGTGCAAGGACTTGACCAAGCGATACAACGCTGTTCGCGTGATGGTTCTGTTCTGTGGCGTAACCGACAAGATTCGCGCCGAGATACAGAAGTTTTTGGACGCGGAAGCGACATGACGACATTGGGCGTCCAGCAGTTCAAGAGCTAGTCTGGGCGCCGGATACCCGCTTGTGGCGGGTAGCGACCTGCGAGATGACACCCACGGGTTGCAACTGCCGTCGTGCTTAACGGTGCGGCGGCGGATTGAAAGGAATCAATATGAAACTCGCAAAATCAAACATCGGCTACACGGGCATCGGCGCGGACGGCAAGCCGGTAACGGAATATTACGGCTGGAATCCCGGTGGCTTCGGCTGCTCTGCCAACTGCCCCGGCTGCTGGTCCAAGGAGATCGCCACGCGGTTCAAGCCCAAGTGCCCGGACTGCGCGGCGTTCCGTGTCCACTTGCACCCCGAGCGCTTATCCGCCCCGGCGGAGACGAAGAAGCCCGGCGTCGTGCTGTGCAACTTTACTTGTGACACGTTCGATCCGCAGCGGACAAACAGGGATGTCCTGCATACCCTATGCGCGGCGGACGCAACAAAGGGGCATGTCTATGTCTGGTTGACAAAACAGGCGGAACGCATGGCGGAAATCCTCGCGTGCAATCGGCAGCAGCCGCAACTGGCCTGTGATTTCTGGGGCCTGACCATCCGCAATCAGGCCGAGGCCGACGCGAAACTGCCGCAATTTTTGACGATCAAGGGCAACCTGTGGCTGAGCCTGGAACCGCTGTGGGGGTCGGTAAATCTCGGCTGGTGGTGGTCCAACAAATCAGCCAGCGACCCGGTGGTTATGACCTGTCAAGACATCAAGGGCGTCGTCGTCGGCCACGACAACCGCCGTGGCGCGCCGGGCACAGACACGCTCGAGCATATCCGCGGCGTGGTCCAGCAGTGCAAGGAAGCGGGCGTGAATGTGTTTTGCAAGCAACTGTGGCTGCCGACCTGCCCGGACTGTGGCACGTTCGGAAATCTCATAGCGACCGAGCGGCCCGGCGACGACTGCCCCGGCGAGTGCGGCGGCAAAATTCGCTGGAAATTCCACACCAACCCCGACAACTTCCCGCCCGACCTTCAACTGAGAACCCTGCCTTGGAGCGCACCATGCCCGGAGAAGTAGGCCATTGCATACGCTGTCACGTCCGATGCCGGTCGGGGACGCCGGACCCCAAGGCGCGGTTCTTTCGGGAATCCGCAACCGCAGAAGGCTATTGCATAAACTGTGGCGTGACGGAGTTCCTATACAGCCGGAAATACGGCGGGGTTTCGCTGATTGACCAGATGGAAGGCGCCGAGGTTTTACGCGACGGTCAGTTCTATCCGCCTCCTAAATTCGACCCCCGCAGCCTGCTTCTGCCGCACATCCAAAAGATATTCGCCAAGCTCATGCGCGCGGGAGGCGCCCAGGCGGACCCCAAAGACATTGATTGGCTCGAAGTTGTGGCGAATTGGGCATTGCCGATTCCCGCGCTGTCGAAACGCAATCGGAAAAAAAGGAATGGTGCTATATGACCGACACCGAATCACTCGCTCTCTACCTTGCCGCCGAAGATGTTATGAAGATTGTCGGCTGGCCGGAATGGGAAGATTCTGTTGCACGCGCAGACGGTTCTTTTGGCCTCGCAACGCTACAAATGTCCGTAACCGCTAGCGGGCGACCAATTAGAATAGTGCTTAGGTCTGGTGATGAGTGCGGGCGTACAATCATGGGCAAAAGGGAAGCCCTCTGCCTTCTCCGCGACTGGATCGACGCCTGGCTGCTGGAACATGACATTCAGATATATCGGTATCAAGGCCAGTGGTCCGCGAGTGGCCCCGATGGGTATCTATGCAATACGACTGGACCAATGCACAGTAAGGGGCATTGGGAATGGAATATGAGATACCACGACCGTTTCAACTCCAAAGACGAATGCCGTCTCGCGGCTGTGCGGGCCTGCGCAGAGAAAGACAAGGCGAAATCGTGAAATCCCTATTCGATTCCGGCAGCGACAGCAACGCTCCCCCTGTGGACCGCGAATACGAGAGGCGATTCGCCGCCATCGTCCGACATGCCGCGAAGAGCAGCCGAGACGAGTTGCGAGAAGCCTTGTCCCTCGTCGGCGACCGCATCCTGTTGGAAGGCATAATCTGCGTGCCTGATTGCCTATCGCCCAAAGGTTGCCGCAACCTGGCGACTTGGCGCGTGAAGATGATTTCCGCGCGGCTGGACGAACTTCGCGCTGCAGACGGGGAGGCGAAATCGTGAAACGCGAGCAAAGATTCTTGATTGGGTACGAAGGCGACGTGTCGGTTTACGGACAGGATGGGCTGGACAAGCTGATAAGCGTGGAATCCCTGACAATCACAAAAGCACGACAATCGCTGCGGCGTCTAAGGAATTGGGTCGATAACCCCGTCGTTCTTTACGAACTTCGTGAAGTCAGGGCGACGAAGCCCGCAGAGAAAGCCAAGGAAGGCAAACATGGCACGACAGATCGACAGTAAGGAGTTCATGGCCCTGCATCCGAACTACAAAGACACGATGCAGGCCCAAATAGCGGGCAAGCCCGAAAACAAACGCGCCACGATGCCCCAGGAGCCACGATCTCAAGCGGGATCGACCCACGGGGCGTCCGTTTTCTTCCTCCACTGGCCCCCATCGGTGAATCACTATTGGGTGCGATGCAGCAACGGCGGCATGAGAATCAGCGACGAAGGCAAGCTGTATCGAAACCACGTCGCCGGCAAGTGTATCGGTTGCAAGGAACATGTAGGCAAGTTGAAACTCACGGTTACTCTGCGCCCACCTGACAGGCGGCGGCGGGACATCGACAATGTACTCAAAGCACTGCTGGACGCGCTCCAACACGCGGGCGTGTATGCGGACGACCAACAGATAAAGAAACTGGTCGTCGAAATGAAAGACTACGAACCGTTCATTGACGTAGGCGTTCACGTCACCATCACGGAGAAATGACATGGCCGATAAGATGAAAAATTGCCCCAGGTGCGGACGCTGGCTAAACGCCAATAACACTACTGGACTATGTTACAAGTGCTACAACAAGACCGTGACGAAAGGTAGCATGCGCCGCCAACTTGCCCAGGCGAACGCCGAAACAAACGTCTTGAAACAGGCGGCGACAGCATTAGTTGTGGAGTGTGCGAAATATGCAGGGTCGCAACCGTTGACCGACACGAACATCGTGCGGTGCGCCCACCAACTATCGTTGATAATCGACAATACCGCAAAGGAGAAACCATGACCGACAGAGACCACTGCGCCGCTTGCGGCAAGGCGTGGGTTGACCACCTTGGCGTACAGCCGACGTGCCAGCAGTTGATCGAGACGAAAGAGCAGCTTGTGACAACCCGTGCCCTGATTGACGAATTGCACAAATGGGAGAACAACTTAAAGGGCCAGCTTGCCGCCGCGAACGCGATAATCGAGAAGCTGATATTGGCTGGTAATGACTTGGCTTACGAAGAAAACCGGAAGTCAACCATTGAATCGTGGCGAGAAACTGTCCGCGAAATAAAGGAGAACAAATGAGCATCGACTGGCTTAACCCAACTACTGAAATGCTGGCGGGCCTTAACGCTGGCCGCTCGGAGCAACAGGTAATTATCGACCAGTTGCAAGAGGAGCTTGCCCAGCGGGACGAGCAGCTTGCCAAGGCGAGAGCCTTTATCGACGCGCCGGTAGTCTACACGACCGATTCGGAAATTAAAGCCCGCCAAGCGCAGCGAGACAAGCTGCTGGCCCTGATAGCGATGGACCTCCGTGAGCGGCATGGATGCCATTATGAATGAAATGCCTCAAACTACCGCTGTTTCTTCCGACATGCCGATCAAGGCCCTGGCCCCTTGGTTCGGCAGCAAACGAACGCTTGGACCGGTGATCGTCGCCGAACTCGGCAAGCACACCGGCTTCTGGGATGTGTTTTGCGGAGGCCTGTCCATCCTGTTCGCCAAGCCCCGATGCACCATAGAAGTGGTGAACGATCTGCACCGCGACCTGTTCAACCTGGCGAAGGTGCTTCAGGATCGTCGCCTCAAGCGGGAGCTACAGTCGCGGGCCATGCGGACATTGTTCCACGAGTCATTCCTGGTTGAGGTCCGCGAGCGGATGATTGCACATCCTGCCGTTGATGCAGTGCCGAACGTTGATCGGGCGATGGACTACCTGGTGCTGTCGTGGTTTGGTCGCAACGGGCAGGCCGGCCTTGCCAACACAGAACGCAACGCACGCGCATGCATCCGCTACACGCCCTTCGGCGGTCAGCCTGGGCGCAGGTGGGTAAGCGTTACGCAGAGCATTGGGGCATGGGCGCGTCGGCTGAGCGGCGTAACGATGCTCAATCGGGATGGCTTCGAGCTTCTGGAACGCATCTGCGATCAGTCTGGAACCGCGATCTACTGCGACCCGCCGTATATCAAGAAGTCCGACCGCTACGTCCACGACTTTGAGCCTGAGGATCACAAGCGCCTCGCCGCCATCCTCTCACGCTTCAAGTCGGCTCGCGTAGTCGTGTCCTACTACGATCATCCCGACCTGGCTGGACTCTATCCTGGCTGGACCGTCGTCAAGCAGACGATGGCCAAGGCCACATCCCATGTCGCCAAGCGAGGCGAGAACAACTCCGTCGCCTACGAGGTTCTGCTCATCAACGGACCCTCCCACACGCAAATCTCAATGCCGTTGCTGGCGCAGGAGAATGCTAACGCATGAAATCACAAGGAGAACAACCCATGAAATGCTATCTTGCCGCGCGGTACTCCAGGCGACAGGAAATCCAGGTCTACGCCGCCGCCCTGCGCGGCGAGGGCCACGAGGTCACTTCCCGGTGGCTAGATGGCGTCCACGAGGCCGTGGACGGCGACATGAGGCGGTGGGGCGAGTTCGCACAGGACGACCTGGACGACATCGCGGCTTGTGACACTCTTCTCAGCTTCACGGAGACCGGTCTGTACCCGCGCGGAAGCCGTCACGTTGAGTTTGGAGTCGCTCTGGCCGCAGCCAAGAAGTTGGTAGTCATCGGCCCCGTCGAGAATGTGTTCATGGCCCTGCCCCACGTCCTCCAATTCAACTCCTGGGGTGACTACATGATGGCGATTCTGGACAGGCCAAAGGGAAATCAAGAATGAAAATACTCCACGGTAAAACCTGCCCATATTGCCGCAAGCCCATGACCTATGAGGCCAGACCGAGTCAGGACATCGACAAGCAGCCCGCGCCCGGTTCGCTTACGATGTGCGTCCATTGCGTATGCCTCGCGCTGTGCCGCATGACCGTGCTGCTCCACGGCGACATAGGCGAGTGGCCCGCCAGCAATCTGCACGAGGGGCATGAGCAGCGAGAGAAAGCACTTGCCCGCCGCGCGTATTTCAGCCAACCGCTGTTCACGGATGGAGTGCCCCAATGAACCCCATCGTCCTCGACGACGGCAGAATCACGCTCTATTGCGGGAATTGCGAAACCCTGCTGGACAAGATTCCCAAAGACGCAGCTATCGTCGCGGACCCGCCGTATGGGATACACACTTGCGAAAATCGACGTGGTTTTATGGCAGACCGCATCGGACAAGAGGCTGCCGCGTGGGATGCGCCGCCTCCACCCAAAACCCTACGCGCGATAATGGCTTCTGTGTCAGATGTAATCATTTGGGGATACAACTACTTTGCCGACACGCTCGGTAGATGTGTTTCCCCGTTATTGTGGGACAAGAAAACCGGTGACAATTATTTTGCGGACGGCGAACTTGCGTGGACATCATTTAAGACAGGAACACTCCGTATTTTCAGGCATCAATGGTGCGGTGCATTCAAGGACTCAGAACGTGGTGTCTCGCCAATTCACCCCACCCAGAAGCCCGTCGCCCTGATGGAATGGTGCATGAGGCTTATTGACAACGCAGGGACTATCGGTAGTGGGCTGGCTACTATCTTTGATCCCTACGGCGGCGTGTTCACGACAGCGGTTGCCGCGATTCGACAAGGGCGAAAAATCATATCGTGTGAGATTGACGCTGGTTACTACCAAAAGGGGCTTGCCCGCGTGAAGGAAGAACTTCGCCAACGCGACGGGCGCGGACCAATTTTCGACGGCAACCTACTGGAGAAAGCATGACCCCTGAATGGTTCCAAGGTCTGACCTGTCCGAAGTGGGCGAGTGATGATGGCGCGATTTTGTTATGTAATTCCGACTGCCTCGACGTGCTGCCGATGATACCGGCGGGGAGTGTGGACGCCGTGGTGACTTCGCCACCATACAACATGCGCACGCGAATCCGAAACGGAGAATATACGGAACGTGAAATAGGCCAGCATTTTAGCCGGAAATATGACAACTTTGCCGACGCCTTGCCGATTGCCGAATATGAGAAAATCCACGGCGAATGTCTGCGGCAATTCTTTCGCGTTTCTCTGTTGGCGTTCGTGAACATTCAAATTGTCACCGGTAGTAAAGAGGCGTGGTTTCGCCTTATCGGAGCCAATGCTTGCAACCTTAAAGACATCATTATATGGGACAAGGGCGAAGGCCAGCCCGCCATGCACGACAGGGTTATCAATCGGGCAACAGAATTGATATTATGCTTTGAGAGCAGCGCCAGTGCCGGGCGGGCGTTCACAAACTGCGCATTCAAACGCGGAACGGTTTCGGATATATGGCGGCTTGGGCGCGGCGGGAATGGTTCAATTGTTGGCCATGCTGCCGTTTTTCCAGTAGAACTACCAACAAAAATCATCACGGGCTGGACGCGCGATGGCGACACGATTGCGGACCCGTACATGGGATCGGGCACTACCATTGTCGCCGCGATTCGCCAGGGCAGGCGGGCAATCGGGATTGAACTATCCCAAACTTATTTCGACATCGCCCTGGCCCGCATCAAGGACGAGATCGCCAAGCGCGACGGGACGGTGGGCCTGTACGACAAGAGCCTGCTGGCCGGAGGCGCAAAGTGACACACAACGAGCTTGTAATGCGCGCCGAAAAGTGGCTACGAGGAACGATGCGATGCCCTGTCGTAATTACCGAGCGACTAGGTTTGGCGCATGTTTGCGAACGTCACGCCGAGATGCCCGATGCAATTGGCTGGTCGGACCACAATTCGATACTCGTAGAGTGCAAGACATCCCGAACCGACTTGCTTGCCGATAGAACCAAGAAGTTTCGCGGTAGAGGCGGTGCGGGCGATACGCGATATATCATGTCCGACAAAGGCGTGATTCAACCCGACTGGATTCAGCCTGGATGGGGACTGCTGTGGGTAACAGGCAAGATCGTGCGTGTCATTCGCAGGCCCAAAATGGCTGGCGCATGTGCAATTGGATTGAGGCGGGAACGATACCTGCTTACAGCCCATGTCCTTCGTATCGAGAGCCTGCTGGCCGGAGGCCCGCGATGAAAAAAAGTATCGGTGTCACGCATGTTTCCGCGCTTTGCAAAGACTGTGGCAAGGAGTTTACGAGCCACACAAACGGCCAAGCCCTCGCAGCCCAACACGCGAAGAAGTACGGCCACGTCGTAAAGGGCGAGGTTGGACTGGCGTTCACCTACGACGGTACCGAATCCAAAGCCGGAGGCCAATCGTGACGGCTGACTTTGCAATCCGCGAGGCTGGAATAGAGTGCTACTGCGGGGATGAACGATGAACTTTATCTCATTCTTCGCGGGTATTGGCGGTTTTGACCTCGGCCTTGAGCGCGCCGGGCACAAGTGCGTCGCCCAGGTTGAAATCGACCCGTTCTGCCTCAAGGTGCTTACGAAACACTGGCCCAATGTGCCTAAGTTTGGAGACATCCGTGAACTCACAGGAAAAGAACTGCCCGAAGCCGATTTGTGGTGCGGAGGTTTCCCATGTACCAATATCAGCAACGCCGGCAACATGGAAGGAATTACCGGCGAGGAATCTAAACTATGGTTTGATTTCTCACGACTCTTTCGCGTGGCTCGACCACGATTCGTTGTTGTGGAAAACGTGGCAGCAATCCTTCATCGAGGAATGGGAGACGTTCTCGCAGACTTGGCCGCAAGCGGGTACGATGCACACTGGTTTGTGTTACCGGCAGGAGCCTTTGGTGCGCCACATTTCCGAAGCAGGCTTTTCATTATTGCCCAGTCCAAGTTGGCTATTCCCTACCCCGACACACGGCCTTGTGGGTTTGAAGATTGGAGAGCTTTCGGGGGGTTCGGGTATCAAGGCGACCGCCATCAGGAATGGGACATATATCGCCAAGGATGTCAACCCGGAGTTCCTAGAGTGGCTTATGGGGTTCCCGATAGGATGGACCGACACAAGTGCTGTGCCAACGCCGTAGTGCCGCAGGTGGCCGAGTATGTCGGGCGACTGCTGAACGAGGCCGTCGCCAATCGTGACGGGTGAAAAACAATCGCGGAAATAAAAAGATTTCTACATGAGACCGAAAAAAGGTGTGCGATAATGAGGGCAGATCAAGGATCGACAACATGACGACTCCGACAAAACATGGCATAGGCGAATCCAAACACCTCACGGTTGTCTGGTCCTTGATCGGCGCCCATGCCATGTCTTGCCGAAGCCGTCTTGAGGTGAAGCATGAAAACGATCCCCCGAAACACCGCGATTGACCGCCTGTACGAACTCCGCAGGATGCCGTACAAGGACTATCTCCAAAGCCCGGAGTGGCAGGAGCGACGGCGCCAAGCCCTCTTAGCTGCCGGCGGCAAGTGCCAAGTGTGCAACCAAGGTCAAGCCCTGCACGTTCACCATCGTACCTACGACCGCCGTGGTATGGAACTGCCAAGCGACTTGACGGCCTTGTGTGAAAAGTGCCACGGGAAACACCACGGAAAGGAAAAGGCCCCCACAATAAATCGTCTAGTTGTCCAAAGGGCATTTGAACAAGGTGTCGAAGTAGCACTTGCGCATGTTTATCACAGGCGCATAGAAGTAGGAGCCTCATCAGAAATCGCCAAAACGTTAAACCACAATCTTCAGGTAGAAATTTTTAGCGATCTGCCAAACATCATTACGGAGGTAATACACGATATTGAAATTGAACTGGCAGAACCAATTGAGGGAACCAAAACATGAAACGCGCGGCCCTCGGTCATCCCAAGATGAATAAACTAGCCAGGATACTCCACCTGGCCCACTGGGGCGCCGTCGGTATCATGGAGTCTATTTGGCAGTTCACGGCGAAACATGCGATTCAGGGTAACATTGGACGATGGACCGACAAGGAAATCGCAGACGGAATCGAGTGGGGCGGCGATACGAGCAGGCTTATTTCCGCACTCGAAGAATCGGGGTTTCTGGACTACGATTCTCAGTATCGTTTTCTTGTCCATGACTGGCCCGATCACGCCGACCAAAGTGTCCGAAAAACGCTCCACTCTAAGGGCTTGAAATTCATCGAGGGGTCGCACAGGGGTCGCACAGGGGTCGCACAGGGGTCGCCTAGGGGTGACGCAGGGGTCGAACAGGGGTCGCCTACCCCTACCGATACGTTAAAACCTAAAGTATCGGATTCGCAAATAGATACGACAAATGTTTCCGGAACAGGAATAGCTGCCTTTCCTAGCCTTTCCAAGCCTTTAGGTGTTCCCCCCTTACCCCCCAAGGGGGAGCCAACAGAGTTCGATATTTTCTGGAAAGCCTATCCTCGGAAAACAGGCAAAGGTGCCGCAAAAAAGTCATGGGAAAAGGCAAAAGAAAAACCACCTATCGCGGACATCCTAACGGCAGTGCAACGGCAGATAAAATCAGAACAATGGCAGAAAGACCACGGCCAGTTTATTCCCCTCCCGGCAACGTGGCTGAATCAAGAGCGGTGGGGTGATGAGTTGACGGCACCAACCGTCGATGACTGTCCATTCCCAAAACGAACCGTGACGGCGGCAGAGGCGGCGGAACTATGGCGGGAGGTGGGCGATGGGCAATCCTGAAACTATCCAACTTTCAAGCGACCCGCTGGTTCACGAGCTTTCAAGGCTTGGCGCCCAGGTCCAGCGGCTCAACAAGCCGGTGAAATGCCCGTTCCACGATGACCAGCACCCCTCGGCCAGCGTCCACCAGGGCAAAGACGGCGTTTGGCGGCTCTATTGCTTCACGGAGGGCAAGTCCTGGGACGTATTCGACCTGCGGGCGGCGGCAGACGGCAAGCCCCTCGACGACGTTCTGCGCGAATTTCGCAAGGCCAACCCGGCGCCAAGCGAAATCTACCGGCCCCCGCCGGAAGAGCCGCCAACCCTGTACGATTCGATGGACGCGATAACCGCTATCGTCCCCGGCAAACTGGAAAAGCGGTATGACTACACCAACCCGGACACGCGAGAAGTTGAACTTGCGGTCTGGCGATTCATCAAAGCGGGCGAAAAGAAGCAGTTCTGGCAAGGAACGCCGTGGAATGGTACGGGAAAGTGGGTGCTTCGCGGTCTGACGGTCAATCCGCTTTACAACCGTTCACGGCTAAGACTGGCTCAAAAGGTGATTGTCTGTGAGGGCGAAAAGAAGGTTCATGCCCTATATGACATCGGCATCGTGGCGACATCGGCGCCCGGCGGCGCCAAGGCGGTGACAAAGGCCGACTGGACCCCCTTGGCGGGCAAGACGGCAATGCTTTGGCCGGATAATGACGACACGGGCATTGAGGCCATGCAGACCGTCAAGGGCATCTTGGAGGGCTTGACGCCGCCCTGCACGGTCCACGTTATCGACCCCCGAACGCTCGGCCTGCCGGAAAAGGGCGATGTGGTGGACTTTCTCGATTCCCTTTCGGACCTGTCCGCCGATGACCAGCGGGCGGCAGTGCTGGACGTGCTTGAGGACGCGCTGCCGGATACCCCGGCGGAAGGCGTTGGCAAGCTCCTGGAGGACACCATTAGCGGCAAGCGGCGGAATATCCCGTTCCCCTGGCCGGCGATTACGCGGTTCGCCCGTGCGTTGTTCCCAAAGACTCTGACGGCAATCTGTGGCGATCCCGGTACTACCAAGAGCTATTTCATCCTCGAAGCTGTTTGCCGTTGGCATCAGGAAGGCGTCAAGGTCGCAATCTACGAGTTGGAAGAGGACCGGGCCTACCATCTTCACCGGGCCCTGGCGTTCCTGGCCGGCAATGCCAAGCTGCTCGATGATGAGTGGGTGAGGGCGAACCCGGAAGCCGTCCGCGAACAATACGAGACATGGCGGGCGTCGCTGGACTTGTTCGGCGCCTGCATGGACGATGCGCCGGACAGGCAGATAACCTTAGCGGACTTGACGAAGTGGGTAGAGCGCAAGGCGTCCGACGGCTGCGAGATTATCGCCATCGACCCCGTGACGGCGGCGGCGACAGAACAGCGGCCCTGGGAGGCCGATCTTCGATTTGTGATGGATATGAAAACAATCGCTCGGCGGCACGGTTGCCGGATAATCGTGGTGACGCACCCGAAGAAGGGCAGGAGCGGCAAGGGGAACAACATGGCGGAAATGTCCGGCGGCGCCGCCTATGAGCGATTCCCGCAAAGCGTGTTCTGGATTCGTAGTATGAATCCCTCGGAAACTGTGACTGTGGCGACCGCGCTAGGTCATATCCAGGCCGACGCGAACCGGATTATTCGTATCGGCAAGGCTCGCAATGGCCGTGGTCAGGGGCTTGACCTGGCCTACACCTTCAGCGGCGACACGTTGCGATTTGCCGAGCATGGTATTCTTGTGGAGGGAAAGTAATGACTACCCTCGCCGCCATGCGTCAGCATCGTCACATGATCGCCGAGTTCATCAAGGGTGGCGCGTCGATCGCGCAGGCGACGAACCGGTTCAAGTGTACGCCGGCCCACGTTTACGACTGCCTGCACGAGTTTGACGTACCCGCGCCAAAGCGGGGAACCAACGCGATTTACCGGACAATCGGGATGATGCAGGACGGCACGCCGCCGCCTGAAATCGCCGGGCGCCTGGCCGTATCGACGGCCTATGTTTACGCTGTCCGCAAGCGATGTTTGGAGAACGGCGTGAGACTGGAAAGTAACCCCTAACAGGCCCTCACGGGCGGAAAGAAACCCAATGAGCTACATCAAACCATCGAAAAAGACCTGTAACGGCTGCAAGAACTTCGTCGAGGGCAACGGCTGGTGTGACGTGTACTGTGATGCGCCGCCGATCTACTATGCCTACGCGGTGACGGCGGCGGAGTCGCTGGCCGAGCGGATGCCCGGCAGAGAGAAATTGCGAAAAGGGCGGAAGAATGTCGAAAGGTAAGCAGTTACTTGGCGGCATTGACCTACCCGGCGGGCCATGCCCGAAACATCCCGCTTGGCAACCGGCGAGGGGCAGTTTCGGTTGCCCATTCTGCGACGCGGACGCGGACGTGGACGCGATTGCAGCGATCAAGGACTATCTGAAGTCGAAGCCAAAGCGCCACAACGCGCCGCTGGAGATACCATGAAAACCAAAAATGGACAATGGTGCAAGTGGCTGATCTGCGATAACTGTGGCCGTGACTTTGTTGCCAGTCGTAACCATTGGGGTTGTCCATACTGCCACATGGACATGACGCCGAACCGCGAAAACGCAATGCGGGCGTCTGCAATAGCTACGCAGCGTTACGCTGAGGCGGCGCAACAGCGACGGCACAACCCGCCGCCCTGCTAGGCCCGCCACAATGCGTTTATAGCTTATACGGACGCCCAGGAGCCACGATCTCCGCCAAATGGGGCAGTTGCACCCCTTGGCGAACAAAGTGGCTTAGAGACGCCTAAAGCGGTGATATGGTGCCCGATTGCCCTATAAATTGGGGCAAAATATACTTAGTCATTTATTGATAAAGAGTTAAACTTGGTGCCCGACTGAATTTCAACCGTATACGCGCGAATTATGCTTGTTTTCTTTGCGTATATGGTTGGAATGTGGCCGATTAGGATACTACCCTACGATCCGACTTGCGGGTCGGTGATGTCAAGTTAATTATTTCGTTTTGTCGGGAATCTGTGCTTTTCGCGGTCTGCCTCTGACTGGTCTGCCGAGACCCTCAAGGTCGGCGGGGTCGATAAGGAACATCGGGCCTTTTCGGGTTGCGGGGACCTTGCCGGACCTCACTTGGGCCTGCAACCATTGGTATCGGCAGCCGATTCGTTCAGCCGCCTCTTTCACGGTGAGCATGGTCATTGGTGTCATTTTCCACCTTCGATCTTGGCGAGCAGGGTGCGGGCTTCTTTGGCAATCATCACAATTTGCGCCTTGGTTGATTTTGGGTGCGTTGCGATGTTGCACAGAGCCGACAGCGCTTCGGCCATTTCCGGCGCGGCGGCTATCAGGCGGGCATTTTGCGGCTTATCTGTGAACACAAACGCAATGTGTTCGGTCGCGGTCTCGATTACCAGGTACACATTCTCAGGTGGCTCAAACGTTGTTCTGCTGACCATCCAGCGTTCCTGTGTCCCTTTCGTTTTGCTCATTTCTTGCTCATTTCTCCCGCTGTGCGGGTGTTTTGGTCATTCGTCGTAATACCCGTTCCGCTTTCACCAAGCCGATGATGCGGTCGAGCAGTTCGATTCGCTCATGTTGCCGTTGCCGGCAGAAGCGCAAACGTTGGCGGCGTATCTGGGTTGCCGTCATAGCTCGCTCCCGTACAAGTCCTGCGTGTAGTCGCCCTGACCGGTGGATACTAGCGGGGTTTCAAGTTCGGGGTCAAGCGCGGCCTTCAACGCTTGCGCCTCTTTGCTGGTGGCCAGCACCAAGAACCGTGCGTCCAGCGCGGCCATGCACTCGATGTCGGCCAACAGTTGTCGGGCGATGAGTTCCAGGGCGGTTTTCATAATCTCCTCTTTTCTGCCGCTTTTGCGGCGGGTAATCAGTCAAGGTAATAGTTTACGGCGGCGCGTACGACCGCCTTTGTGATTCGCAGCAGTGCGCCGGTCAGGTTCGCGCGGGTCAGGTTCGCGCGGGTCAGGTTCGCGCCGTTCAGGTTCGCGCGGGTCAGGTCCGCGCGGGTCAGGTTCGCGCGGGTCAGGTTCGCGCGGGTCAGGTCCGCGCCGGTCAGGTTCGCGCCGTACAGGTTCGCGTCGGTCAGGTTCGCGCGGTACAGGTTCGCGTCGGTCAGGTTCGCGCGGGTCAGGTCCGCGTCGGTCAGGTTCGCGCCGGTCAGGACCGCGTGGGTCAGGTCCGCGCCGGTCAGGTTCGCGCGGGAACCACCTGGTTCGTCACGCAACCATTGGGCGTGCAGTGTCAGGATTTTGGCCAGTTCGTCAGGTGTCATTTTCATGTCGTTCTCTTTTCTCCGGCGTAGCCGGGGTTATTTGCCTTCGATCTTGGCCAGAGCGGCGCGGGCAATCGCTTGAAAATCAGTGTCCCAAGCGCCCTTGGCGGGGTCCGCAATCTGCCGCAATGCCTCGAACATCATTGGACTGGCGACTATCAGGCGGGCATTGGCGGCGCCCTGCTCTACCACAACAGGGTTGCCGGTGTCATGGACAACCGCCAAGACATTTGATCCGTAGCCGACGATGATTAAACCGGACGGCCACTTATCCCGATTGGTATTGTTTACCTTCCACGGTCCTTTTGTCCATTTCGTTTCGCTCATGTCGTTCTCTTTTCTGCCGCGTAACGCGGCGGTTATGGTTGCTTCGCTGGGGCCATCATGTTCCCGGCCTCCACTTCTTGTAACATTGCCCGGCAATTGCTCTTGCAACGGTTCGCAAGGGTTACATACGCGCTAACGGGTTGCCCGTTCAAGCCCTCGCGCGAGGCTATCCGCGCCACAAGCGCCGCGAATTTTACGGCAATGCCCTGCGATGTTAGGCTGATCGGCGTGCAACGGGACAACAATGGCCCCGCGTCGATATGGCCATCCTCAAAAAGGCTCAATCCGTCGGCGGTCGTGGTAAAGACAACCGCAACATGGTTCGGAACGTTGCCGGGTTCCAGGAGCACAAGCAATGCCCGCAGCACGTCTTTCCGCAGGCCGTGGGCTTCATTGATAATCCAGGCCCGCCCGCCCTTGCCCCATCCGGTCATCCGCCACTGATTTTCGATCGCGCGGACATCCGCGCAGGTCATTCCGCCCGCGTCAAGCTCTTGGACGAAAATATTGTCGGCTATTGCCCCGGCAATTATGCGCGCCAGGGTCGTTTTGCCCTGTCCGCTCTTCCCGTCGATAAAAAAGGAGTGTCCGCCGATGCTCTTTAGCTTCCTGACTTGGCGGACGGCCTTGTCCTGCCCGATGATCTGCGCCAAGCGCCGCGGTCTGTATTTAGCTGCCAGCACGTTTTCCACTTTAGCCTACGCTTTCTGCCGGTTTGACGGCGGTTTAGACGGTTAGTATTCCTTCGCGGCGGAGGTCTGCCAGTGAAGCGGTGCAATCATCTAGGACCGTTCCGCCATCCTCTATAGCATGTAAAAGGTTCTGTGATTCGTGCCCTGTAAGGCCTAGGCGCTTGGCTCGGCAATATCGCTCAAACTGTTCACCGTTGTATGCCTCTAGCCTAAATCGTCTTTGTCGGTCTGTCATAATTCTCTCGCATTCTGGGCCATTGACCCGGTTAGACGGTCCACAAGGTTAGGCCGTCAGTGACGGCCCGGCCCTGGAGGTCGTCAGCAGCCATACAAGCCCGCGAGCTTGCAGGCCTCACGCCATCCCAGCAGGCGTCCATCGGCGAGTTTGACCCCCGCGTGCGCGCGACAGGTGCTCCCGCGAGAAATATAGCAGTTGCCGTCGGGGTAATGTGCGAGCACGTCCGCCGTGACATCCTCCGCTGGCGTGGCCGGCGAGAGCCATACGGCTGTTCCACCCAGGATCACCGCCGCCGATTCCGCGCGATCGAAACGGTTGAGGCCACGGTCGGCCAGTTTGCTATGATTGGCGAATTGATTCATTTTACTCATGGTCGTTCTCTTTTCTGCCGGATAACCGGCGTTAGTGTTGTCGGTACATGCAATCGGGCCTGCGCGCCTCCAGGCCCGGTAACGCGAATCGTCAGGCGGAACACAACACGGCCTTGCGGCACTTGCAGGCCGGTAGGTAGGCGGATTTAGGCTTGGCGCTGTCCTTGCGGCCTTGCGGATAGTGCCCATGATCGCCACAGAACACCACGCCATCACAACCGATCGCGGTTGAATAGACGGTGTAAACGTATTCGCCGGGCGGGGAGTATTCAATCCATCCGCCATCGTTTGGCAATAGCCACAACACGAATTGATCTTCGCGGCCCGGATTCTGCGACCGTAACGCTTCTAGGGCTTCGTGTAGTTGTGCGTGTTTTGTTGCCATGATTCGTTTCCTTTTCTGTTTGAGGTATTCGGTTCTGACGGTTGCGATTAACACTACATATATGGTATCGGCTAGTTCTGATTTTGTCAACAACAATTCCAACAAAATTCAACACAATAATATGGTATCGGTCGCTACTCTTTACACTATATGGCCTTATGAGCAAAATAAATTTTCACAATTCCGAAAATGATTAACGCTTTACGCGCCTATAGATAAGGTCAAACACCATTTCCCGCGATGAAAATAATTCCGAGAATTCTCTTGACACGGTTTGGCTATATGATGTTGTCTAACCATTATGGTAGGCTGGACGCGATAACGCTTTAGCGTTGAGCGAATCGCAAACAATAAGGAATCGTATCAATGACACTTGACGAATTGATGACCGAGGCCGAAAACTTCTACCACGTCGTAAACCAAGACAACGCGGTTAAGCTCCTCCAGGCCATGACCGACCTCGATAACGGGGAAAGATAGAGCATGTTGAGAGCCATTACGGGCTGGACACCCACCGAATTTCAGTTAGCCTTGCTAAAGGTAATGCAGGACAACGGTTATGACATGACAATCACCGCAGCATGTGAACAGGCGGGAATATGTCGTGAGACTTATTACCAATATCTAAGAACGTCATACTTTCGGGAATGGTGGCAAGCCTCGGCGGATGAATACTTTGCGCGCGAGTTGCCGAAGGTTTACAGCACGATGTTGGCGCGCGCCACGGGCAAATCGGATGCGGGGAGTTCGCAAGATGCCAAGTTAATACTGGAGCGGTTCGACGAGCGATACCAGCCTAAGTCGCGCGCGGACATCGACCAGCGGTCAACTGGCGAGTTGCGGATCGTGGTTGAGCACGTGGACATGCCTGCGTTGACTGCTGATAATGACGTAGACGCGCTTGACGTAGACGCCGAGGCGCCCGCATTACCGGCGCCAGACGACGATTTAGGCGCGCCACAGCCCGCTGAGGATGCGGTACAGGCGCCTGAGAGCGACGATCAGCACCTGGACGACTCACAGGCCGATGCACCCGCAAACGAGCGCAAAACCGGCGAAAATGCCAATTGCGAGCAAAACGGACCCTCTACGATGCCCCAGGATCAACGATCTCCCGCCGACCCGACCCAGAGCACGGCCAAAACCAGCACCAAAGCAGACCAAAACGACTTGCGAACTTCGCAAGTGCCACCTTACAAGCCTTTTTAATATCGGCATTTAGCAATCGAGCATTAGAGGACGATCAGCCATGACAGCGAGGTGTAACATGAGCAACGGCGAACTTGTATGCTGCATATCCTGCGGACGGGACACCCGGAACAAAAGCGGTTACTGCGGGCAATGTCTTGGTGGGTATTATGGTCGGCATGGCAACAAAGACGATCAGCGAGGCCGCAAGACCTGGGGGGCAGACCACCTAAGGGCGCTTGAGGAGATGCGGCTGCTGGACACTGACCGGCACGAGGACGCGGAATGAGCAGGCCGACCACAAAGCATACCCAAAGCAATGCCAAAGGCACACACAGGCAGCCACAGGCACACCCAGGCAAGCCCAGCCACAGCAAACAGACGACCCCCACCTCGCCGACCTCCGGGGGTGGGTTTGTCCGAGGCCGGGTACGGGGGTGCGTATAGGTAGCCAACACACCACTGGTTCGTAATTTGGTGATGTTAAGCTAGGTAGTTTGGAATAACTTTAAGTCGTTGGGAAAGACGGCGAGGAGTAGGTGATAGGGATGTCAAAGACGGTGACGATACGTGTTCCGAAGTTGCACGTTGGCCAGAAAAGCGTGTTGGGCGAGGCGTGCCGGTTCAACGTATTGCGATGTGGAAGAAGATGGGGGAAAGCGTTGGCTTTGGATACAGAAATGCCTACGCCTTCTGGTTGGACGACGATGGGTGATATTCGTATTGGCGACGCCCTGTTTGATGAAAATGGGCGAGTATGTCACGTTCAGGCCGTCACGGAGGTGATGTATGATCATGAATGTTATCGGATGCGATTCACTGCCGGGGCGGAGGTTGTTGCTGACGCTGGTCATCTTTGGGTGACGAGCGACAAGAAAGTCAGGCGTTCTGGTAGGGACCGGCGGCTGAAGCGTTATCCTTTGATTCGTACCACTGCTGAAATTGCTGACACTTTGGAATCCAGTGAGAGGGGCGACATCAACCACAGTGTCCAAACGACAATGCCGCTTTGCTTGCCGAAGGCTGATTTGCCGATTCCGCCGTACACTTTTGGGGCTTGGCTTGGTGATGGCAGTTCGTATTCGGGGATGTTGTATTCTGCCGACGAGGGCGTTATCCAGTCTGTTAGGAATGATGGAACGCCAATTAGCAAAGTCAAAGGCAAATACGCCTACTCGATGTCTCATGGTTATGTCGGAGGAAGTGCTGAGTCAAGAAGCGGGTGTTTGGCGTCTAAGCTCAGAAAACTTGGGGTGCTTAACAATAAGCACATTCCAATGATTTACCAGCGGGCTTCGATAGAACAGCGGATGGCGTTGCTTCATGGATTGCTTGACACAGACGGGACTGTTGGCAAGAATGGCCAGATTGAGTTTGTGTCGGTAAGGCAGCAGCTTGCGGAGGACTTACGGGATTTAGCCGCTGGCCTTGGCTACAAACCATCGATGCGCGAAGGGCGGGCGATGCTGGATGGCCGCGACTGTGGCCCAAAGTGGAGAGTCCGCTGGATAACCGACGACAAAAACGTGATTCGTCTTGCTCGCAAGCGAGATAGGATCAGAACAACAAGATTTAGTAAAACCCACACGCAAAGATTTATCATTGCGTGTGACAAAATTGAATCTGTTCCGGTCAGATGCCTTATGGTTGACAGCCCGTCGTCGTTATTCTTGATTACTCGCAATTGCATTCCTACCCACAATAGCTTAATGGCGTTACAATTGGCCTTGGACACGATATTGAAGGGCAGGCCGGTGGGTTGGTTTGCGCCGATATACAAGATATTGAATCCATCGTGGGAGTTGGCGAAGAAGCAGTTTGAGCCGTTGATTTCGCACATATCCGAGAAGAACATGTCGATAGATTTTCGAACTGGTTCCAAGATGGAGTTTTGGAGCGAGGAGGACAAGGATGCGGGCAGGAGTCGTCGATACGCTTTGGTGATAGTTGACGAGGCGGCGATGATAGGTCACTTGAAATATGCCTGGGAGCAGGCGATTAGGCCGACGCTGACGGATTACATGGGATATGCGTGGTTTTTCAGCACGCCGAAGCCGGTGGCGGCGGAATGTCCGGGCGGGATGTATTTTGACGAGTTGTTCAAGAGAGGTCAGGCGTCGCAGGCGGCGGGCAAGGGCAAGCGTAGTTGGATGAGTTGGGAACGTCGGACTTCCGAGAACCCGTTCATGGCTCAGTCTGAGATAGATGAGGCCCGTCGTGACTTGCCGGAGGCGGTATTCAATCAGGAGTATCTTGGGATACCGATGTCTGACGGCACGGTGGGCTTTTTCAGTGCGATTGCGGCTCGGATGCGCGCGATGCGCGAGACGGATTGCAGGCCGGCGGACCTTAAGGGCGAGTTGGAGTTCGTGGTGGACGCGCAGAGCGAGGGTTCGACGTATGCGATGTCAACGCCGAAATGGATTGATGGTCATACTCTCCAGCGGTTGCGGTTATGGTTGAAGTTGGACGGCAATCGGCCTGATTCTGGTTCGTATGCGGGATTTTGCGACTTATCTGCGGGCGTGGGGGCCTCTAACAGCACGTTGGGCATCGTCAACGTGGATACTCGGACACAGGTGGCGGCGTTCACTACTCCCGACCTGACGCCTGACAATTTTGCCCGGTACGCGGTGGCGATCTGCCGCTGGTTTGGCGGGGACGTGTTGCTTGGCTGGGAGGCCAATGGTCCGGGCCAGGTGTTCGGGCGCGAGGTGATGCGGCTGGGATACTACTACGTTTTGGGCAACCGTGACTTGAAGCAATGGCGTGACGGGACTGGTGACCGGATAGGTTGGTGGAGCGACAAGAACAGCAAGGCGTCGCTGCTGTCGGACTTGCGGCGGGCCTGGGCGTTGGGGGAGTACATTCCGCGCGAGGTCGAGACGCTGAACGAGGCCGAGGGCTACGTTTACTACCCAACGATGTCGATAGGCCCGGCGGCCATGACGGAGGAGGCGGAGGGCGCCCGGTCGGTCCACGGCGATAGGGTGATTCGTGACGGCGGTTTGGTTTTGATGCTGCGGAACGCGCCTCGCACGCAGGAGTCCGAGAAGCCGCTTGAGGATTACAGTTACGCGCTGTTGCGGCAGGAATACGAGCAGCGGGAGCGTGACCGGGACAGCGAGATGGACTGGTAGGCACGAAAGGAATACGACATGGACAATAAATCTCTAAACAAGTTTGGTGTTCATAATGGCAAGGTTTATTGGTTTGGCGGTCACTGTTTGCCTAATTTTGCGAACGAGTGTTTGGACACCACTGATTATTTATGGTATGGAACCGATGGTCGTATTCCGACTCTTGATGGTGATTGCCATGTTGATTTCTTGCCAGAATCAGATGCAACTGCCGAGTGGCGTGCATACATCATTTCGTTCATTGAGAATCGGATGAAGAACGATGCGAGTCTGTTATCACAATTAAAAAGTCCGGTGAAGCGAAAGGAACACGATGAATGAGCAACGAAAACTGCGGGACGGGTATCAAAATAAGTTGCATGACTTTTGGGCAAGGGTGAAAGTCCGAGACACCGGCTGTTGGGAATGGATTGGCGATCTTCATTCTAATGGTTACGGACGGTTCCCGTATCGTGGTACATATTGTCGCGCTCATAGGTTTGCATGGAGGATATGCGAAGGACCAATACCGCCCGGTCTGCTAATCTGTCATCATTGCGACAATAAAATATGTGTAAATCCTGACCATCTGTTTTTGGGAACAAACCGGGATAATGCCTTGGACGCGATGATGAAAGGACGATTACCAAGCGGAAACCGCAATGGACATTTTCTGCATCCAGAACTAACTCCGCGCGGAGAAGATGTCTATTGTGCCAAGCTCACAGATGCGAAGGTTCGAGAAGTTTTGCTCACGCCTGGACCCGCTCGGATATTCGCAGAACGGTTCGGGGTTACGTTGACAGCAATTCAGATGGCCCGTAAGGGACGTACATGGAAACATATCTATGACAAAGTGAAAGGAATAGTACATGTCGCATGAAATCAACTACACCCGCGAGCAGTTGCGGGCGGCGTACCGTGAGGCCGTGTCGTTTGGTTGCGCCAACGCAGAGGAGTTGCGGCACAAGCACAAGGGCATGGCGATATTGCAAGAATTTGATCGTCTTGCCGAAGCCTACGCCGCCGCACACGCGAAGAACGCGACGCCCCTCAAGGAACAGTTGACATCAACCGAGTTTATTTACCGCGCTTATGCAGGCGAGGGGTTCGGCGTGGTTGACACCTCGCAGGGCAGCATGGACGAACCGCACGGCGTTGTTGGCGTTGACCTGTCGAAAGGAGAATAACCATGAAGATGCCAGTAAGAATCATAATGAGCAAGAACAGTCGCCGCCGTCGCATAATGCGGATTTTCAACACGTCGCACAGTTACGGTTGGAATTTGGCCTTTGGAACGGATGCCGAGCGGCAAAAGGCGTGGTCAGGACTGTGCCGACTGATGCGGGAAAACCAGATAACATTGACACAGGCCGATAGGGGATGGCTTGTCGCCAAGGTGCGTGAACAACAGGCAATCGAGGAGGCGGCGGCAGGATGAAACAAAAGACGCCGACAGACAAAGAAGAAATCAGAAAGTTGCATTACTATCGCTTGGCGAGGACGCGATTGCTGCTTAACGGGAGGAAATGCGATGCGTGTGGTCATATTGGTTATTGGGGAAAATTCGAGCATGTAAGAAAAATGGGGCAATTTCGTGAAGTTGTATGTGCTTGTGGGAAAAAGATTACCGTTCCTATTCAGTGATTTTCACGGTCAACTTGCTACAAAGTAGCAAACAGCTTCTTGTAGAATACGTCAATGTTTAGCATTATGTTTGTTGTTCTACAACAAAGCTGATATTGAACTTTAAGTTGGCTTATGCAAAATATCGTAACCATGATGATTGTGCGACATATCCCAAGCGGCAGGACGCCATCTGGTGATTCCATCGCCTTGCACTTGAGACGAGAGCGGCAAGAGGACACGTTTAAGTCCGTCATAGGGCCTCATCTTTCACCATTCCCTATGCTCCGGCATCCGGCTAACGTGTTGGCTCGTCAGGTGACTGCTTCGGGAAATCCTCGGTAGGGCATCGCTATAACCACGGCAATGCCTCGGACACAGTAAAGATGAGGTCGGAAAGCCGGCCTAGTTAAATTCAAAAACATTTTTGTTTACCAAAATAAACACCCATTTACTCTATTTTACCCATTTTGGCACTTAGTGCCATATTAAGTGTTGCAAAAAAGAAACATTCAACGCCATGATTGCCTGCATGGTGGAAACTGCAACTATCGGCGCGCCCGCGATTGTCACGGATAAGAATTCGTGGCTCTCCAAACTATCTGCGGCCATGCAGACCAGCGACGCCGCGCTAAAGGATTTCAGGCAGAACCGTTTTGAACTGGTAGAGAACTACGCTGGCGACTGGTACGGCAAAAACCGGAAAAACAAGAAACGCAGGCCGTTCAATCAACTGTTCGCGCATCTCGCCACTCTCATGCCCATGTGTTGCCCGCGCAAAGTGACCGGTCAGGTGGGCGACGCCACGCTTGGCGATCCTACCGGCAAATTCTCCGAAGATGACGAGCGGTATTCGTTCGCTCTGCGCTTTCAGTCCATGCTTGACCGGATTTGCAACGAGCGGATAAGACTGCCCGACGTGCTCCGAATGATGTTCTTCGATGCGCAGTTCGGACTCGGCATCGTCAAAATCGGCAAGCGCCCATCGGGCCAGTTTGCGGACGACAATACGGACCACGGAGAATACTACGTCGCGCCCGTGGACCTGGACGACTACGTTGTCGAGATGGGTGTTAAGAAACGGGAACTCATCACCTTTGAAAGCGACTCCTACGCCGCGTCCTACGACGACCTGTACAACGGTGATCTGCTGGACGGAGATGCCAAGGACGCACTCAAGAACTACAAACAGAACCTTCCACCGGCCAAGACGGACCAAGTTGCGGGTTTGAGCGGTCAAATTGCGCAGTCTAACGACTGGAACGATCTGATCGGTCTGCGCGACATTTACTTGCCGAAGCAGGGTCGAATCATTACGACGCTGGCGAATTATTCAGCGATGGCGAGGGAGTTGCTTTCGTGGGAACTGCCGCCGGAACTCAAAGACGGTCTGTACGACACACTGGCGTTTTACCCGATTTCCAGCAATATCATGCCGATCCCGCCTGCTTTGACCTTCCGTGACATGGATTCCGCGATCAACCGTTTGGTCAATAAGGCGGTGCGTCAGGCGGAGCGGCAGAAGGACAACATAGTCGTTCAGGTCGAGGGCAGAAAGTTGGGCGACACGCTCAAGAACGCTAATGACGGCGACGTTCTCGTCGGCGATGCGACCAAGGCTGGCGTGCTTTCGACTACCGGCATGAATCCGCAGGCGATACAGGCGATTCAATTCCTGATGCAACTGGCCAACAACGTCAACGGCAATATGGACCTATTGGGCGGCATCAATCAGGCATCCGACCGCGTGACCACCAATCAGATGCTCATGGGTAACGCGAACCTGCGCACGGCGGACCTGCGTAGCGCGGTGAGCGAGGTGGGCGCGCGAATTTACCGTCGATTGGCCTATTTCTGCTGGAATGACGGTGACTTGAAATCGGACTTGTCAATCAAAGCGGACAACGGCGCGGTGTATCGTCAGAGCAGGTGGACGCCGCAGAACCGGGTGGGCCAATTTTCGGATTACTGTTTCGGTCTGAACGTCTATCCGGGACCGGACGAAGCACCGGAGCAGCGGTACAAGGTCATGGCACAGTGGGCGCGGGACTTCCTGCTGCCGCTGGCCGCGATGGCGCAAGACCCGGCTGTGGCGAAGATTCTCCGCGAATCGGGTCGTTTGGCCGGGATTCCGTATGTGGAGTCCCTCTTCGCCAACCCGCAGTCGGCGGCGCAGATTGCGTCGATGATGCCCGGTCAGGCGTCGCAACCCTCCACGTCTCCGAATGTCAACATTACGGCTGGCGGTGGTGGTGGAATGGAACAGGCGGGTATGCCGCGGCAAATGCAGCAGCGTCAGCAGCAGCAGGGCCAACAGGCTCAACAGGTTGCGGCCTCGGCGGGTACACAATAATGCCATTAAGAACTGGAAAATCGAAGAAAACAATCGGTGCGAACATCGGTGAAATGTTGCACAAATTCAAGATGTCCGGTTCCATCGGCAACACGCATCCCGGTTCGACGAAAAAGGCGCGGCAGATAGCCGCCGCAGCAGCGTACAGCAAGGCCGGTAGAACGAAACGCATGGTCGATAGGCTCAAGAAACGTAAGGGAAAGACGTAATGCTTATCTATGTTCATAAGTGTGCCGTGTGTGGCAAGGTTTCCGAGCAGCCGCGAGAGTGGGAGCACAGAAACGATCCCGCGCCGTGTTGCGGCGAGGAAATGACATTCGTATCCATGCGGACGCCGGCGCAACAGAACGAACCTACTGGCAAGCGACCCGACTGGGTGACGGAATCGCTGGGCATCGCGCCGTGCGATAACGTCAGGGAGTTCGAAGCCAAGTATTCGGAATTTGGCGTCAAGGTCTTGAACACGAACACGGGCGCGGTGAGCGTCCCATTCCACAAGCAGGAAGCCTACGCGCAGGCGAGAGGCAGGACGCGAGACATAGACAGACGTTTTCATAATGCGTAATCCTCGGCCCGCCCATGCCTCTGTCGAGGTGTGGCCCGACCGATCAACGCGAAGGATAGATTGTGAGTGAAGAAACGAAAGAAGTACAGGCAACCGACGTTCCGGCAACCCAAGCCGACGCCGCCGAGAGCATGAAGGCCGCTGCAAGAGCCGCCGACAAAGCTACGGCTGCGCCCGCAAAGACCGCCGACAAGACGCCCGCCGCCGAAGGCACGGAAGAGAAGAAAGCCGACAATGCGCCCGCTGTAAAGCCGACGTTTGAAGTCACGGATCAAATCTCTCGTGCGGCGAAATCCCTGGACCTTGACCCTGCCAAGATCACCAGTCAGGAAGCCGCTGACATTGTTCTGACCGCGTATGCAGCCAACAGGCGACAAACCGGTCGGGCTGGGCAAACAGTCCAAGAAGCACAGGCCCGCGTCAAGGAGTTGGAAGATCAACTCGCTGCCGCAAAAACTGCGCCCAAGGGAGATGAGCCAACCGTACCATCCGATGTTCCGACAATCGAGGAATTAGAGGAAGAATACGGCGAGAAGCTGGCCAGGTTCGTCAAACCGCTGTTGGATAAGGCCAACAAGGTCGGCGAACTTGAACAGGCGCTTGCGACGCTTAGGGCGTCTCAAGGCGCAGTCCAAAATGACGACGAAAACAAGCAATGGGTATCGTTCGATAAGTACATCGCCACGCTTCCCAATTTCAAGACCACCTTCGGCGAAGGCGCGACGCTGGACCCGAAGACAGGCGAACCGAATTTCGGGTCTGACGACCCGGAATTATTGACTCGCACGGAACTGCTTGAACTTGCCGCCGAAAAGCAAGCCAAGCGGCCACGTCTTGAATTTGAGGATGCCTTGGAGTTGGCTTTTCGCGAGCTGTACCCGCAAGAGCATGACAAACGAATCACCGCGCAAGTGGAAAAGGATATGCAGGCAAAGGTCGAAGCCCGGAAGAAATTCCAGACTCCGCGCCCGTCAGGGTCCGCACCGAGAACGAGTGAGGACCAGAGACAGGCCGACATCGACCGAGCCGAGCGCAACTTTGCCAAAGTTGGCGCTGGTGAGAGTTTGTCGGAAAGGTAATCATGGCTTCATTCCCAGACTTAACAGCATCGCAAGCCTTTGATGTGTATGTGGACTCGTTGCCCGCGTACATCGATCGCGGTCATATCAACTTCATGAACGTTTACCAAAACCATGAACTGTTGATGCGCCTGTGGTCGGGCGAGCGTTCGCCGGAACGAACCGGCACAATCCCGACGTGGCACGTCACCAAACCGCTGGCAACCGCCACGCAGTTCCAGGGTCCGTACACGGCCTCCACCTTCACGGTCGAGGACGGCGACAAACTGGCCCAGGCCCAGTGGTGTTACGCCCAGCACAATATGGAAACCTCCGTGCAGGAGATCAACGGTCTCAACGGCGACGGCGCCGCTCTCATCAAGCTCCGCGATTCCCGCATGGGCCGGATGCAGAACCGGTTCGCCGACGACATCGAAGCGTCGATGTGGGCGGCTCCGGCCTCTGCCTCCGACACCAACCATGTGTACGGGTTCCCGTACATGTTCCCGGCCATTACCGGGGCGCAGGCAACGATCGAACTGGCCACGCCGTCCACCAGCAAGTTCCGTGGCGGCAATCCGTACTACTCAGGCGGCGATCAGGCCGCGACGTGGTGCGGCATCGACCGCTCGACCACGGCCAACGCCTCGTTCCGAAGCTGGAACGACGTGTGGCCGAACTCGACCGGCGAGTGGACCGACGCCGCCGTTACGGACCTGTCGAACGGGATGCGGCAGATCGACTTCCGCAATCCGCCGAACCAGACCGAGAGCGTCGCCAAACCGTTTGACCTGGTTCTGTATATGAACCTCACGTCAATCTCGCAGGGCGAGGCGAAGGCCCGCAAGAATAACGATACCGTCGATCCCATCGGCGGGAACCGTTACGACCTGGCCCGCGGTTACGGCTGCACGCTGTTCCGTGGCTTCCCGATGAAGTGGGTATCGCAGTTGGACACCGACACGTCCAATCCGATCTACTTCGTCAACCACCAGCATATCGAGACCCCGATCCTCAAGGGCGACAAGTTCCGTATGGAAACGCCGAGGCCGACCCCGACCTACGCCAACCTGATTCGGACCCTGGTGTTCTTGACATACTCCGTCGCAGTGCTGGACCCGCAGAAGGCGGGCGGACGGATTTCCTACGTTGCCGCTGCGTAAGCGGAGAAAGGACATACGAAAATGGCACTTAATGTATACATCGGCGCTGGCGGCACACGTTACCACGCAGAGGGCATGGCCGGTCTGACCTACGGGACCGGCTGGTCCACAGGCGATACGGGCAAGATGGAATTGTCCTATTACGGCGTTGGAACGACCATCAATGGAACGTTGATTCCTCTCGGTTCCGGTTGGACCGGGGACTTTGTTACCGCGGTTGGAGCCTCCTTCAACAATGTGGCAAAGGACTTGGCCAAGATTATCGCCGCCCTTAAGACGGCGAAGATCATGGACAGCACGTTCAGCAACGACGACTGACCGACAATTTAGCCGCGCAGGGCGGTCCGTCTCGTGGCGGACCGCCTTGCCGGATGTTTCAACTTTTGCTTGCTGGGAAAGGCAGAGCGAAATGAGCAGAGTAAAGATATTTGTGCGAAAAACCAAGGACGGGCATGAGTTCGTCCGAGTGGAGCCGCCGGAAATGTCCAAGTTCGTCACGGTTGCGGGCAACAGATTCATCGCCGCCAGGGATGGCGTGCGCGACCTGTTTTCCGTCAACAAAAACGGCGAATCGGTGGACTACGAGGTCGTCGTCACTGACGAACAGCCTGAACCCGAAAAGCGCGGCCCAGGTCGGCCACCCAGGAAGGAGAACACCTAATGGGACTCCTTTCATGGGATGGAAAGAAATTCAATGACGTGAGCGTAGCCACCAATCCCGGCATGTTCGACGCCTATATCTGCTGCCCAGGCCCGTCGCTTGCCCTGGTTGACAGGGACTTGCGTGGTCCCGGCGCGGTCGTTATCGCGGTAAACACGGCGTATCCGCGCGTAAAACCGGACTACTGGATCGGCCTTGACCCGGCGCCGTGCTACGATCACGCGGTATGGCACGAGCCGTTCCCCAAGATAAGCGGCAGTAAGTTCATCGAATACGCCGTCGATGGCCAAAAACTCAAGGAATTTCCCAATACCTACTTTGCCGCCGGCGTGGACATCCTGCCGTGGGAGATGTTCCAGCACCGCGACCCGTTCGACTGCTTCATCTGGAAACCGGAGCGTCCGAACACTTTCTATGCGGCGATCCATCTTGCCGTGAAGTTGGGCGCGAGGCGAATCTTCCTCATCGGTACTGACTTCGGCGGCGGGAAGGACTACTTCGACGACCGGAAACTGGACGACCGGCGACGGAATGAGAACGCGGCGCTCTACAAGATGATCGCACAGCAAATGCCGATCCTGTGGCTGACCGCCGGGCAGTACAAGACCGAAATCTACTCATGCACGCCGAACAGTCCGATCAACGCCGATCAGCCCGGCGGCATGGTTCCCTACGTCACGCTGGACGAGGCGCAGAAGATGACCGCCTCGCATATCCCGGCGCGCCTTGACGGCAAGGTGCTGGACGTGGCGATGGCGACGCTCTGCGAGTGGGGCGACGGCCAGATCGGGGCGAAAGACGGCGTGATGGTCGCACTTGACGCGGGCATGGAGTGGCTGCTGGACTGGTGGTGGAATAACTACTCCAAGCACAACAAGTATCCGGTCTGTTTCGTCGATTACGGCATGTCGCCCGCAGGCAGGGCGTGGTGCGCGAAGCACAGTCCATATCGGATGGAGTTCAATCCGCCGCCGGTGCTGAATCATATCTGGTTCCGCAAACCGTCCGCGATACTCAAATCGCCATTCGAGAGAACGGTGTACGTCGAACCGGACTGCGAGATCAAGGGCAACATCTGGCCAATCTTCGAGATGGCCGAAAAGGGACTGGCCCTGACGGTTGACCCGTACAACCCGTGGAGTAAGGAATACATGAATCCGCCGCTGGCGACTGGCGTTATCGGCGTCAAACACGGCAACCCACTCGTTCCGGCATGGGCAGAAGCCATAGTGCGTGGTGGTGCGGAGAACACCTACCGCAGCGATCAGGAGGCCCTCAACGACGTTCTAGGTCGCGTTGGCACAAACGGCGTTTGGATAATGCCAAAACCGTTCCAGTGGTTGCGGTTGGACGGACCTGACAACGGGCAAGCCCTGATTTACCACTGGACCGGACCAACCGGCAAGGACGCCATCAAGACCATGCTTGCCCTGCCGCAAGATGTTGTGCCGCCGCAGGGCGCGCCGCAACTCACGATATTATCCGTGGGCCACGAACGCCTGGGTCTCTTTGAGCAGCATATCGACGGCCTGGCCCGCGCCAAAGGCGCCAACCAGTGCGAGTACATTCTCGGCGTGTGGGGCGACAGCGGGAAGCATCGTGAGATCGTCGCGCGGTACGCTAAATACTTTGCGGCAACCACGGTGGTAGACATCGATGCGACGGGGATATTCTTCCCATTGCCGCTGGCCTACAACACGATTATTCCAATGGCCAAATCCGAAAAGATTATGGTCATCGGAAGTGAGGTCGTTGTCAGTGACGACGTATTGACGGCGGCAATAGCCGTAAAAGCAAAAGAACCCATTGCCTTTGCCGTCAACAACAGTAATGGGACGGTGTACGTCGGCAGGGACAAGATGATTCCACTGCCGTTCTGCGTGGCCGTAACGAAGCAAGACCTAGACGGCATCGGCGGTTGGGACCGGGCGTTTGAGAACGGCATTGCCTTTGACGACAACGATTGGATAGTGCGCCTGCTGGTTTCGGGTTGCACGTTCAAGTTCGACTTCGATCATCCGTTCGGTCATCAAGCGCACGACAAGATTCGCACGGCGGAATCGCCGGGACTGTGGCAGCGCAACCGGGACTTGTTCGTGTCCCGTCTTAACGGATACGTCGGCGATCTCGGTCTTTCCGGCAACAATGGCGATGGTGCTTGCTTTACGGCCAATTCAATATCGCCGGAAGGTCAATTCGTCATTCGAGAACAACTTCTTGAGCGGGGGTATAAGGCCAAATGGTAATCACATTTGTGGCACAATTCGACCCCGGCTGCCGCAATCAGATATGGTGCGAGATCATCCGGGCCTTTACGCCACACAAGGCGTACAACGTGGTTTACCAAACCTGTTACCTTTCGGGCGGACAGGACGCGGACGGAGCCGACGAAGCGAATGTCGCCCGGATTGCGAAAGAAACCGACATCATTGTCGCCTGTCCAGGCATAGACAATGGACATCGAAGCAAGGCAATTGGCGGTCAGTTCGATGGAATTGCCGCCGTATACGACGGACCATACCTGCCTCTAGCCGGGAAGACATGGGCGGACCTCGGCAAACCCGTCATCGTCTGGTTATGGGGCAGTATGAACATACGCGGCCACTTCCGCGAGTTTCACGAGGCGTTCGATAAGTATCCTACGTTTGCATCCGACGAGGACATCGCCACGGACGGCGGATTTGAACCGGGCATGCGCCCGAGTTACATGCCCTGGGCGAAGCGGATTCAGCCGAACGGTTCGCCATTTATCGTGTCGCACAGTGCATCGGACTTACAATATAAAAACACGCCGGAACTGCTGGCCAGTTGCGAGTCGCTTGGTATTACACCGCAGGTGATACGGGAGACGCCGTACCGAGAGTGCATCCAAATCAAGTCTGGTTCGCACGCCAATTTCGATCACATGCAGGGATACAGTGGCGCGTCTAGTTGGGAATGCACGGAACTCGGCGTTCCCAACATCGTGGACCTTAAACCGCAGTATCGCTCCGCGCTCAAACGCGCTTGGGAGTGCGAGACGATACCGCCGTGGCTGTTATGCGATTCGGAGGACAGTCTGCGCCGAACGCTTTCATGCCTTATGCAAGACGGGCAAATGGTGATCGACAATGGCAAGGCGAATGCGGAATGGTTCGCGGCCAACTTCAAACCGGCGCAGTTCGTGGACAAGTATTTTGTCAGACCGGCAGGTGCGGCATGATGGAAACAAGCCCGTATAGTCCGTTCAAGGCGGTCCACCACAAGGACCGGCTCGCCGCGATGATAAACGGCGGACAACCCGTGCCCGTTCAGGTTCATGTTGTTCTGTCGAACCAGTGCCAGCAAAACTGCCGGTTCTGTGCGTACCGCCGCGAAGGGCATCAATCAAACGAATTGTACGCCGCCAATCCCAAAGCGACCATTCCCACTGCCAAATGGCGGGAGTTGCTTGCCGACTTCGCGGACATGGGCGTCAGGGCGGTTCAATTCACCGGTGGCGGCGAACCGCTCACGCATCCCGACCATGTTGCGATTTTCAGACAAACGCGGAAACTGGGCCTCGATCTGGCCCTTGTGACGAATGGTTGCCTTGCGGGCGCTAAGACTATTGATGCGCTTTCGGAAGCGGCATGGGTGCGCGTCTCTATGGACGCGGCTACGCCGGAAAACTATGCAAGAATCCGATGTGTCCAGCCTCGCCAGTTTGAGCGGGCGACTGCGGCGATAAGGGCCTTGTGCAAGATGCGGGACAAATCACCCGCCCGTCCGTTGATCGGCATAGGTTTCGTGGTGTCGTCCGACAACGCCAACGAAGTGTATGCTGCGGTCAAGATGGCCTCTGGTCTTGGCGTGGACAATATCCGAATCAGCGCGGCCTTTACGCCGTATGGCATCGAGCATCACAAGCCGCTGTTTGATGGCGTTCGCCAGCAGGTGCGAGAGGCTGGTGCGGAGTTCGACAGGCCGGATTTCCGCGTATTCGACCTGTATGGCGACAGGGTGCAAGACCTGTTCGACAAATCGCCCGAATACGATTTCTGTCCGTACATGAATTTGCATACCTACGTCGGCGCGGACTTGAACGTGTACCGATGTTGTGTTTTGGCTTATACGAAAACGGGAATCATAGGGTCGATTGCAGACCGGAGTTTCAAAGAGTTGTGGCAGTCGGCGGCGAAGGAATCGCAGTTCAACAACTTCACGGCGAAATCCTGCCCGCGTTGCATGTTCAACAACAAGAATCGTTTCATCAATTACTGCCTTGCGGCGGAACCGAGGCATGTGAACTTTATATGATAGCCCAATCCGACAACTTGCCGCTGGTGTCGATACTGACTCCAGCCTACAATGCCGAGCGGTTCATCGCACAGGCCATAGAATCGTGCAAGGCGCAGACCTACGCGAATTGGGAAGCGATAGTCGTTGACGATGGCAGCACAGACAACACGGCGGCGATTGCGAGGGCGTGCGATCTTGACACACGAATTCGCGTTGTGACCATTCCACATAGTGGGTACGCGAAGGCGTTCAATCACGCCTTGTCGCTGGCCGAGGGCGGATACATTGCCCGCTTGGACGCTGACGATATGCAACGCCCCGAACGATTGGCCGCGTGCGTGGAGTTTCTTGAATCGCATCCGAAAATTGGAATCGTTACATGCGAGGCGGCGGTGATTGATGAGTATGGGAAAACAATCATGCCGTCGAGAAATTCCGGCAGGATGCGGACTAATGATTACATTTGTGGCAGGCAAGGGGCGCACCCGGCCAATCCATCCATTATTGCACGCCAAGAGGTATATCAAGAGGTTGGTGGGTTCAATGAGTCGATGCCCCAGGCTGCCGACGCAGAATGGAATATGCGGGTAATTCTGGCGGGATACGACTGTTGGGGCCACATTCCCAAACCGCTTTACTTGTATCGCATACATACCGGGTCAATGACGACTGCCGACGACGGCGCGCAGGAGCAGCAAAGAATATTTGCCGAACTTGTGAGGCAATATGCACCGCAGTACCAGGAGGCGGCATATGGTTAAACGGTGTGTAGTCAGTCTTGGAATTGGTAAGCGATACGGGCTTGGCCTTGACAGGCTGGCGGCGACTCTTTCCGCGAGTTGGGAATGTTGGGCAATCAAGGAGGAATCCCATGCAGTTTAATATGGTGATTGTGTCCAAGAACCGAGCCGCTCCGCTGGAACTTCTGCTGCGGTCTATGCGAATACATGGTTGGCCGATGGATAGTCTGCACGTCGTCTACACGGCAACCGCGCTTCCGTTCTGGATTGGATATGACAAGGTGAAAGAGGAGTATCCCGATCTGCATTGGGTTGTCGAAACTGACTTCCGAAACGACGTGATGGCGGCATGGCTGAACCAGGGGCGGTATGCGGCCATGTTCGTGGATGATGACGTATGCCTAGCCCCGTTGGACATGATGGCAGCGCGGGCCGCGTTGGATGATCCGCGCGTACTGACCTATTCGCCGCGTCTTGGCCTGAATACCGAATACTGCTATTCGCGGGACATCCCTACGCCCAATCCCGAACAGACTACGTTCCAGTGGGCCAATTTCGACGGCGACCTGTGCTATCCCGGCTCCATCGACGGCAATATCTTCCGAACCGAGGACTTGGTGGGGATACGAGTCTTGCCGTGGAACAATCAGACGAACATCGAGACCGCACTGTCCCGTTATGTGGCCACGCTGGATAAGCCACTTACTGTCATGCCGGAGCGGTCCGCGCTGGTCGGCCTTGTTGTGAATATGGTGCAATCGGTATCGCCAACGAACCGATGCCCGCACACGCAGGCGCCAGAGTTTGTGAACGAGCAATTTCTGGCCGGGAAACGAATACGATACCCTGACGGGTTGACACCAAACGCGGCGCATGTTCCGTGGACCTACGAGTTTGAAAATGGACACAACAACGATAACCGTCCTGCTGCTGGGCTTTGCCCTGTGGCTGTGGCGAAGGAGTAGATGAGATAATGGCAATTACAAATTCAAGTTTACCGGTGATTATCAGCTTTGAAAGTGTAGGCACTACCGGTTATGCGACCGGCCAAACGCTGCCACAGACGATCAATCACGCTTTGATTGTCGCCAGCGGCGGTGCGGCGATGGTGCGGATTGTGGACGATACCGGCGTCACGGGCCAGTTGGCGATAGCGAAAGACCAACCGACGAACATCGACGGCGTGAAATGGAACCGGAACTATGTCGTCTCGGCACGGAATCTGATTGCCGGGACGACCTATACCCGCGTCGATTTCAGCGGTTGGGCGGACTACACGGCTTGATTTGCCCTCATATATGAGTAGGAGCACGACATGGCTGGAATATGGGATGTGAAAGTTGAAGTCTGCAACCTGGCACAGCCGCCCTCGGTTGTGAAGAAACATGAGCAAATACACTGACATCGGCATGGCGGCGGCGAAGGCGGGCGGGTTGGACGCCGCCGCCGTGCGGTCGCTTGACTACCGCGAGATCGCGGGACTGTGCGGCGCGAAGGTGGAAAAGAACGGCGATTCGCCGGAGGACTTCTTCTATGAGTGCGAGCGGCGAATGATCGCGCAGTCGCTTGAGGCCGAGGCGACAGCCGGCGAAAAGGCCGCGCTTGAGGGCGAGCTTGCGGCGGTGTACGGCCCCGACGCGGCGAGGTCTATGGCGAGCGCGGTTGACGCGAGGGCTGTCCGCGTGGCGGCTGCCGCGATAGCGACTCCTGTTGTGAAGGAGTCGCCGAAATGAATTACGCGGAATTCTACGTCACAAAAGGAGCGGAGGCGAATAATCTTAACGGCGGAGGTCCGAGGATGGGGGCTGGTGGCTCGCCTGTTGATGGAGCCGCTGGCGGCTACAAGGTCTACGCGGCCGCGCCAACCGTCATTGTCGATACCAACGATAATCCGTGGTCTAATTCGCTGGTCGATGACTTCCTTCTGTGGGATGCCGCTGGCACTAAGGAGCGTCGCCGAATTGTCAACATCGCGGGCGCGAATGCGACGGTCAATGCGGCATGCACGGCCTATGAAGATGTGGCCAAACCTTGCTATGTCGGCGGCGCGTGGGCGACTATCCAGAACGCGGCCACGGTGGTAACGGCAACCCTTGTCAACGCCGCTGGCGACCCGCCGCGAGTCAACATCGGGCCGGGGACGTGGGACGAGGAAGTAACCTTCGCAAACAATGGTACGACGGCCATTCCTATCACCTTCGAGGGCTACTCGGCCACGGCGGGCGACCTGCGCGAGACCAACACGCGAGTGCTGGTGCAGCCGATGAGCATAACCGGGAGTGCCGCCGTCACTGTTAGCGGTGCCGAAGTAATTTTGCGGAACATCTACGCCAGAAGCGAGGTCGCCGCGAAGATCGGGCTGGCCGTAACGGGCAATTACTGCACGATCATCGGTTGCCAGGGTCATTCCACAACCACCTATGGGATATACTCCACCGGCACGGGCGGCAAATTCAGTCGTTGCATCGTCGATGGTTGCGGAGACGCGGTGGGCGATCATGGATTCTATGTATATGGCAATAGTTCTGTCGTCGCGGATTGCGTGGCACAAAATTGTGCGGGTAATGGGTTCTACGTTCCCGGCACCTACTGCCTTGTCTTGCGTTGTCGTGCTTACGGCAATGGAACAGACGGGATCAGGATGGACTCCTCGACGGCCCTCTGTGTGGAATGCGAAGCATCTTACAACACCGGACATGGAATCAACGTCGTGACGCAGGGTTCGACTGTCGTCAACATCATTGTTAGTTGCGTGGCTTGGGGCAACACGGACACGGACATCGCTTGTAATGATGGCGGAGCGAACAGATATTTCGGACTGTTCACCGACAATTTCTACGAGGACATTCACGCGAACCTGCTGCCGATAGGCTTGCACAACAACACTACCGACAACCCCTACGTCGGCACATCCTTGGCGACATGCGTGGCGAACAACTGGCGGAAGTCACTCGCGGCCAGCGGTCGCGGGTCGTACAGCCTGTTGCTCCCGGACGGGCTGACGAGTTACCCCGAAGCCGGTGCGGTGCAGGAACGGATCGGCGCGCGTCCGATAGGCGCAGGAGGTCTTTGTGGCTAACTTTTTGGGCGATTACGCGGAAGATTATCCGACGCTGAACTTCAAGTTCACCACGCGAACGCTGGCGGGCGCCCCGGCGACCCTCACCGGAGGCGTGGTCAAGGTCTACAAGGCCAGCGCAACGGACAGCGAGACGGCAACCGGCGTAACGCTCGCGGCGGATTTCGACGGCGTAACCGGCCTGAACAACGTGCTGATTGACCTATCTGCGGACGCCTTCTACGCGGTTGCGAACGATTACTCCGTTGTCATTACAACCGGCACGGTTGACAGCGTAAGCGTGGTCGGCGAGGTGCTGGCGACGTTCTCCATCGAGAACAGGTCCGATTCCGCTGGCGTCACCGAAATACTGACGCGAGTGCCCGATGCCACGGCAGGCGCAGCAGGCGGGCTGCTGATAGCTGGCAACAACGCCGGAACGACCACCTTCGGGGCATTGACGGTAACGGGCGCCGCCACGATCACGGGCGGATTGATCTCGGACATAACCGGCGACATTACCGGAAACCTTTCCGGCAGCGTTGGTACGCTGACGACCTTGCCCGCGATCACGATGGACTGGCTCACGGCGGCGGGAATCAAGGCGGACGCCGTTACGAAGATTCAGAGCGGCATCATTACACCGGCCAATATCACCTTTAGCGATACAGAGGTTACGATCACATGAGTATAACTGCTGTCACAAGAACGGTAAAGATAGACGGCGTTTTAGCTGATGTTACCGGAATGACTTGCGTTGTTACCCGCACGGACACGGGCGCTACCATCGGTAGAACGGCAACCCATGACGATACCGGAATCTACACGTTTACCATCACTGACCCGACCGATGCCTTCGACCTGACGTATAATTTTACAATTGGCGTTTCCTACGGCGGCGAGTCATACACGCAGATTTATGTGGCCCACGGCCCGCCGTCCACCACTGTATCCGGCATGGGCATGACGTGGGATGACATCTACAACGAGGTCGCGTTCTACCGGTATCAGACCCGCTCGCCGACCGCCGCGCAGATTGTGACCGCCAAGGCCGAGGCGCTCGTGGGCTGCGGCAAGTTCTTTTCCGCCCGCGAATGGAGTTTCCTGCAACCGGCGTCCACGCTGGCCGTCGCCGCAAGTGCCACGGCAACTGATTTGCCCGCGAACTACCGCAGCAACTCATACAATTTCCATTTCGACACGACGATGTACAACTTGAGACGGATAGGAATTGGCGAATTGCTGGCCATGCGGACGGCGGGCGCGAGTACGACTGGGCCGGTGGCGTATTACGCCATTCGACCAAAGACCTTCGTCGCGGCCACCGGCCAGCGGTTCGAGGTTCTTTTCTACCCGATACCGTCCGAGGCGCTGACGTTGGCCTGCCAATTCACGTTGAACCCGTCCGCGCCGTCGAACGATTCGGATTACCTGCCGGGCGGACCCTTGCACGACCAGTCGATTCTCTACGCGGCGCTGGCCTACTGCGAGTCCATCGCAGGCAAGTCACAGGGTCCGATGGCGCTCCAATACGCGCAGGAGTTGAAAAACTCCATCGCGCGGGATGCGGAAGTGGACATCACGAACCTGGGCGAGTCCACCTGCGGACAGCGCCCGTCGGCTTACGATATGGCAATGGAGGGCTATCGCAACGCCAGCGACGATTATGAAGCATAGACAGCGGACGGATGTTCCGCCCGCAAGTTAGGTTGCAAAACTAGCGAAGGAGTTTCAAATGTCAGTATCGAATTTTGAGGATGTACGAAGGCGGTCTTGGTCCAAACTGTCACTGTCCACTGGGCGGACATTGACGCCGGCGGAATTGGACCATTACAAGATCACCGGGACGACGGCCCTGACGATCACCATTCCAGCCGGTATCACCGGCGAAGCCGTGGACCGTGAGTTCCGGGTCTACAACAAGGCCACCGCCGCCGGAGTCGTGGTGGTTCACGTCGCCGAGGGTTTTGGCACGGCGGGAACCAGCTATGACGATGTGGACATCGCCGCCAGCGAATTCCATATCTTCGAGCATGACGGCACGCACGTCTATCATTGCGGCGTGGCGGCGTCCAATAGCTAACCGGAGCGTCCAATGGGCATTGTCTCACAATCGTTTATCGACGCGGAATCGACGAACCGCGAGCAGCGCAAGCATACGCCCGGCGTATCAGCCGACATCTACGATTGCGTAGTCAAGGTCGGTATCGGCGCGGAAGCAGACACGGTAATTCCACGCGAAGGCGATTATGGCAAACTCGTTGGAATCACTGTGCCCGTGGGAGATACCGCCCTGAAACTCGGACCTTTCGTGGCGAAGGACGGTATCTCTTACGGCCAGGAGCGCGGCGAAGGAAACCGGACGGTTCGCGTCCGGTTCGTGAAGTTCAACAAGTATGGGACATACTAGGAGCATCTTATGTCATTGACACGGATTAGAGGCGGCGACGGTCAGATTTCCGCTCTGGCTTGGCAACAGCAGGTGTACTGCATTGGGACGACCAAGACGGACATTCCGACAGTGGGAACCGCACTAGCCACGGGATTGACCGGTTCGCAGGATGTCGGCGGAACGATTGTCAAGTATTGGGCGGACATTCAAAAAGTGGACCGCGAGAGTTTCCCCGGACGCCTGTTCATCGCCGGTGTAGCCTCTGCGCCCAAAGCCTATACCGAGTAAGGAGTTCTCATGGCGATTACTCGCATAGAATCTCCGCAACCGCAGCGAGAAGCGACCAACCAGCGGTCCTATACGCAAATCTGGACCGGCACAACGAGCGAAGTGCTGGCCGGTTCCACTGCTATCGGCACGACGCTTGCGGGCGATAGCGGAATTGCCGCGCGCGTGCTGACAAACACGGAGTGGCTTGACCCTGACCCTCAGTTTCCAGGCCGGGCGCGGCTGGCGAAAACCTATACCCTGCAAAGCATTGACGAATGGCTGCTGAACAATCCCGGCAAGGCGTTCCGGTTCGGGCGCGGCGGCATCGCACGAAAAGGCTACCGGTTCCACGGCCTGTCGAATCAGCCGGTGGAAGGCTGGCTGGGCAACAATTATTTCAGGCAATCGGCGGGCGACAATGCGTACATCGTGGACAATCACGCGAAGGTTATCCACGGCTGCGTATCCTCGCTGGCGGCACTGGATGCCTGGATATGCGGCAAGAAGAACGACGGGACGATGACCAACCTGGGTGCGGCTACCGGCGACGTGTACCTGGCGTCGAAGGACTACACGCCTGTCATGCACCGCACGGGTATTCGGTACATCTTCAATGCGATATTCCTACCGACTGACGCGATTTTCGATAGTTGTACGTCAACTACGCATACTGAAGAAGTTGTCTATACGCCGAGTGTAGGAGGAACTGCTAGTCGCTGGGTTCCCCACTTAGTGTCAACTGGTGCTGCCGATATAGAGACATCTAACCTCGGTAGCATGGGCTACACCGGGCTTGACGACATGATAGTGACCTAATGGTAGAAGAAAATGAGATTGACCGACAGATCAAGGCGAACATGCCGCCGTTGGGCGAACCTGCGCCTATTGTCGTTCCGCCTACGCCCGATGCGCCCGACGACGAGGCGCAAGGGGGCCATGTAGTCGATCCCGCAATTTTGCAAGCGCCCTCTCCAGTTGCGGCGCAGGCTCCGGCGTCACAAACACCCGGCGCGTCCGGGACTGAGGTTGCCGCCCTGCGCCGCGATATGGCCAATCTGACGGAAATCGTGCGGGCTATTGCGGCTTTTCCAAAGAACGAACAGTTTGCCGACCAGAGAAACGACCGCGATTCGCTGCTTGGCGAGAACAGTATGGATTTCGGACGGCCATACGGTTACGGCGATCAGAACGCGGCGCGGCTTGGCCCGATTCAGACCATGCCAAACGGACCGCGTTCGACGCCATACGAGAGCAGGATAGTCAGCCGCGAAGTCGGCGTTACGGGCGACGCATCAATCACGGTGACTGTCAATAAGACGAATCCTAGTTATGATGACCTGTACGAGTTGGCCGTCAATGTCGGCGGGATAACTGGCATGACGGGACCACAGGGGCCAATGGGACCGAATAATACTGGCGGTTATGGTTTCGTTCCCATTGACGGAGCGATACGCTGGTACGGCAACGTGGACAAGCCGGGCGATTTGTGGGAGACCGGCGGAACGGGCAAGGGAGGAACGCGAGTTCTCGGATGGTTCCTTATTGTCGAGGACGGGTATTTCTACTACGGGTACGGCACGGACGCGCTAGGGACGCAGACAGCCGCCCAGGGCGCGATTGCGGATCACGCGGCGCATCTTCACACGCACGGAACGGCCTCTCACGGACACGAAGAAGATTTGTATACCGTAGATGCTGGAAGCGCCCAAACCGTCAATAAAACCGTTGGTAATCCTACTGGAAGTGCAACTGCAAATACTTCTGAGGCTGCCGCGATGACGCACACTATTTCCACGGAAATCCTGCCCAAGCGCATGGCGATTGCCTGGATAAAACGAATCGCATGAGGTAAATATGTATACAACGTATGATGACCAATTACGAAAACAGCAGGACAAGCTCGCCAACACAGGCTTGCAGCAAGGTCCGGCTGTGACCACGCTTGGACAACGGACTACCTCACCGATAGGTCGGATGCTTAAACGATTGACGGGGTACGACGACAGTGCGGCGAAGGTGGAGGCAATTGCACAGCGAACCCGTGACATGGCGGCGGCTAATCCATTGACCATTGACAAGACGTTATTCCCTGACTCGCAACCGGCACAGCCAATGCAACCAGCACAACCCGTCCAACCCGCACAGCCGCCCGCGCAAACATTTACGCCGCCACCGGGATACAACCCAAAACCAATTTCGACGCCAACCCAACGGTCTATCCGCGATGAGGTTGCCGGTTATCAGACCAAAGTGAATCAGGCCATACAGGGCGGCGACCGCGCCGCTATTCTGAACGCCATAAAGGGCTTCACGCCGGACCACTACCTGACGCTGGACGAAATGAACAATCCAACGGCGGAATCGCAGAATCTCCAGGCCCAGGTCGAAAAGTGGCGAAACAGCGCGCAGGTCAACCCGGCAGAGGCGTGGAAACAGATGCAATCGCTGGTTCCCGCCGACAGGCAGGAGCCAAGCGCGAAGTCAGACCGCGTATTCCAGCAGCAGGCCGTACAGCAGCAGCAGCAGACGCTTGCCACGGCGCAGCATCAGGCCGCTGTCACGACCAACGCGGTCAAGCTGCTCACGTCCGAGCGAGACGCCTTGCAGAAGCGGTACGATGCGGCCAAGGGAGATTTACAGAGTTCTAGCGCAACAAACAAGGAAGGTACAGCACCGGTCGATTCGGCGATGGCGGATTCGGCAAAACAGTTAATGGCCGCCCTTGGCCCGCAAATCGCCTCTTACGACCAGCAAATCGCCAGCGTCAATCGAAGCGCGATGGAGTGGGATAATCACGTCCAGGGCGTGACATTTGGCGTGTCGGGTTTGACTCCGCCAGCACAGGCACAGGCGAATATCGCTAATCTTGCACTTGCCCGCGAACAATCTAATCAGATTACCGCAGACGATAATATGCGAACGCTTGCCACGGCACAGAACCAGTCAGACCGCATCATAGCTGGACAAAGTTTGGCGGATAGAACAGCTTTCCAAACGGCCAACGCGACCACTCCGATAGAGGACGTTGCAAGAGGTTCATCGAGGACCGGCCCGCAGATTCGCTACCCCGTGGACCCCGACCTTCGCCAAGATATGCAAATGCGTGAGGCGAACGCCATGCACGGCGGAATGACGCGGGAGCAGGCCCACGCTGCGGCGCGAAACGATATGGTCAAGGCCGGACTCATCAAGGAGCAGCCAAGGGAAGCCTTGGGCGGCGGGGCGGCGGGCGGCGCGTTCGATCCCAAGGTAATTGAGAACATGCGCAAGCAGGGTTGGAGCGAGGCCGAGATAGCCGAGGCGAAGCAGTTGATGGCGGGCGGGACCGGCGGCAACAATGCCGACTACATGCACCGTGGCATGGAACGACTGAGAGCGAAGCACGCGGCGGGTGTGGCGCAGGCGAAGGTGATCGACCTGAACCGGCAGCTTGAAACCGAGACTGACCCGGCCAGGCGCGAGGCTCTGACGAAAGAGTTGAACGTCGCTCAAAAGGCGCGGGTGCAGAACATCGGCGGCGGCAGTAGCGGGCTGGTGGAGTTTGTGGGGGCGAGGCCCACCGGAACCGAAAAGACCACGGAGTTCCGTGGCGGCGTGGTTCGAGAATCGGATTGGAATAAGAACCAGAAGATGCAGGACCGTATCAAGAACGGCGTCAATCGAAGTGAAATAGACAATCTTAACAGGCGAATCGAAGAATTAAATCCTGCCCGACCGCCCACTACCGCGAATCCAGCCACATACAACGAGGACCGGGCGAATGACGCCAAACGTAGACAGGATTTGCAGAACCAACTTAAAACCGCGCAGGCCAATTATGATCAACAGATTCGCGGGGTTTTGGGTGACGAAGATTACAAGTGGTTCAAGGGTTTCAACAGCGGCGCGATGAACGTGGCTGAAAATCCAGCGACACCCGGCAGAGTTCCTACTGACGACGTTAGCCGGTCGCCATATTACACCCCACCCACCGCTCCGGCAGGCTCGTGGAAGCCCGGCATGAGTGCCGCGAGTCCAGCGATTCAATCTGACATTGCGGCCAGGTTCCCCGGCACTAAGCCTATCGCGGGCGCGGGCGACATGACAGGCCGCGAAGCATGGCGACAAGCGTCACAGGTGGACGAAACGCAGATTGACCAATACCTGCGCGGCAAGGGGTTCAACAAGGGAACGCCGGACTACGCGAAGGGCATGGACACGTTCTACGCGAACCAGACGAAGAAAATCGACCTTGGCGGCTTGAACCTCGACTCCAAGACGGCGGCAATCGCGGTTGGCATCCAGCAGAGCGTCGTTGGCGGTCGTATTGGCGGCAAGGCTGGATGGGATGCGCTCAAAGGCTACCTCGATGGCCGCGTAACGGACGAGTACACGGCGAGACAGGCAGCGGAACAAAAGGCCAAGTCCTTTAAGCAGATAGTAGCGGAAAAGGCACAGACCCTAAAGGCGATTGAGGCCGACGACGATAAAGCGTCCAAACTGGCGAAAGGTTCTCTTACCACGCACGATCTTAGTGCTGATGAACTGGAAAATCGGTTCAATGATTATATGGCCTCAACCGCGAATAGCAGCCTGACGGAAGAACAGCGAAAGCGGAAATGGAAAGATTGGATTATCTTCAAGATACAAGGTTATTCCGATGCCGGACTCGTACAGAATCAAAAAGAACAAAAGCCCGGCGAAAGCAACATAAATTGGGCGCGAGCGAAGCAACTGACCGACGCATGGGTGGAAGTGGAAGAACGGCAGAAGAAGCAACCCGCCACGCAACCGACAACACAGCCCACTGGCCAACCGGCGAGCGCGCCCGCCACGCAACCGGCGGGGCAACCGGCAGGGCAACCCGGCCCCAAGGGGATGCTCGTTGCGCCAACGCTGGACTTGACGAACAGGCCGCGAGTCAAGAACGCCGATGGAACCATATCAACAATCAGGACGATTGGGATAGAAACAGATGGGAAGTATGTACTCGTCCCAACGGTCAGTGATGATGGTCGCATAATGTCAAACGACGAAGCGTTTCAACAGTGTCGAAAGACCGGCAAGCACGTCGGCATTTATGACACCAAGGCCAATGCTGACGCCGCCGGTCCTTATTGGCATAACCTAGAGGCGGCAAAACTAGCGGGGCAACCGGCACAACCAGTAGAGCAACCAACGGCACAAAACGCGCCTGATGGAATCGTAATCGAAAACGACATTGGCCAGCAATTCATTAAGAGAGGCGGAATATGGCAACCTCTGTGACCTATGCCGATGTACCGAAAGGCTACACCGTGGTTGAACCACAAGCAGCGACGGCGACAATGCCAGTTTCCCCTGCTTATTCGGATGTTCCGCAGGGATTCAAGGTGGTAACGTCTGCACCCGCTGCCCCGGCGACACAGCCCGCCGCTGCGCCCGTCATGCCAAGCGCGCCGGAACCCGAACAGGAAAATTTGATTCCAGGCACATTCCCGCTGCTTGGTGGCGAAAGGCCGACTGTTGCACATGCCGAGTATCATCCAATGCCTCTCGCTGGCGATACGCAAGAGCAAACGATAAGGAATGCGCAGCGAACCGAACAGATAGCCGAGGGCGACGAAAAATGGCGCGGTGAACGCCCAGGTCTTGTGAATCGTTTTGGTCAAACTGCTGGCGCGGCTGTCGGTCGTCCTGCATTCAGACTTGCTGGTCTTGATAAGGGCGAAGCAAACCGCGAATGGATGCCGCCGCTTCCGTTCCGTGGTCCTAAGGCAACCCCCGGCCATGGCCTTTATGGGAGTAATGTACCTGACAATTGGTATGAGGTTGGCCCGAGACATGTTGGCGATTCTCCATACGAAATCCAAGCAAGTGAAGGGCGGGGATGGACTGACGTATCTAACCCCAATAATCAATCTCGTTTGCTCACGCCAGACGAACTTCGCAAACTGGTTGAATCGGAACAAGTCACACCACTTGATGCCCAAAACTACCTGACGACACTTAACAATAAACACCGCGCCATGGGGAAGGCTGAAAGCCAGATACGTCCCGATATGCCAATTGCCGCAGGGTTTGGCGAAAAATTCACGGATATTAGCGCCAATGTTGTAGGTTGTGTCGCGCAATTCATTCTCACCAAGAAGTTTATCCCGATACCGACAAACTACGCCGGACGAACGGCATTAGCGGCACGCGAAATTGCAACATGGGCAGCAGTAGACAAGCTCAACAGCGGGACGGGTGCGCAAGGCGCGGCGATGGGTACAGTTCTCCAGGGCGTGAGTCAAATACCCGTTGGCGGCTGGAAGGGACTGGTTCTCAAATCAGCATTGGACTTTGCTGTTTTTGCTGGTGAGAGCAAAGCGCACGGCGGCGATACGGAGGCGAGCATCTCCAATGGCCTGATCCCCGTTGTCATAAGGGCTTTGGGTGCGCGCGGAGCGTTCAAGGCGGAACGCAAGAACGCGGAATTGAAGCAGTTACGCCAGTTCAACGCCGACCCTGGCGTTTCTGATTCAGTGAAAATGGCTGTCAATTCGATTCTTATTGCGGCGGAAAACAACAAGGTTCGCGTCGAAATACCAGAAGTCATCCAAAAGGCTAAGGCGAGCGAATCGGAAGCCATTATCCAGACGGTTCAAGAGGAAGCGAACCCTGTCAAAACGCCCGCTGCGCCGCAAGCCGAGTCCCCCGCCACGCCGGAAGAACTCGCCGCGATTCACGAACGCGCGGGAGTTGCCGAAACGCCAGCTTCGTCAGAAGAATTGGCGCGGATGGGTGTCAAGCCTAAGCCAGCCGCGCCACAAGCCGCCAAGGGTCCGGAAGGACCATCTAATACTGACATATTGGCGTTTGCCAAACAGCGTCTTGCAAAGCTACAACCGCCAAGCATGATCTCGACTATTGGTCCTGATGGTAAACCCATTATAGGTCCAAATCCTGACTTTATAGCATTGACAAGAGCTGAAGGAAAAGAGCGAGATTTTCTACGCCAGAACCAGAACAATCCTGATGCGATTCGCAAGGCTTATAATTTCGACGAGCCGCTTACGACGGAAACTGGTTCGCAAAATTCAACTTATACCGAACAACAGATTGTGGATTATGCCTTACAGCGCGAGAAAAAATTAGGTTCTCTTTTATTGCTTGATCCCAATTCGATCCACGAACTCCAATTTATAAGAGATAATCAAAACAATCCGGTAGCGTTGGCAGAATTCTATGGCGTACAAATGCCAGCCCCGCCACAAGCCCCCGTGGAGCCACCAGAGGCCCGTACATCCCCGATCAAAGCCGAGCCGCCCGTTGCCAAGCCCGCAGCCGTCCCGCAGCCCGTAAAGGCCGCCGCACTACCTCCCGAAGTGCCCATAAGTGCCGTAAGTGCCGAAAAGCCCTTGACACCGCCCGCAAAGCCCTCCGTCCCGCCCGCGCCGGAAGCGAAGGGGGAGACGGCGAAACCCACTATCCACGAACGCGCCAAAGCGGCTCAAACGGAAGCGGGCAAGGCATTGGACGACCTTGGCGATATGCTCAAGGGCAAACTTGGCGAAGGTCCGCAATTTTTAGACCCCGCGATTCTAAAGCAATTCGTCGTCACCACGGCCAAACTTGTCAAGGCCGGTGGACTGACTCTAGCTGACGCGCTTCAGCGAATCCACCTGAGCCTTGCGGCAAAGTACAAGGACACCGCCAAGATCGACCAGATTGTTGACGAAGTGCGTATCGCCTACGAACGCGAATACGACGCCAAGGGCGAAGTCAAGCCGCCGGCGGAAGTGCCGCCAGTTGCGGAAACGCCTACCTTACCCGCCAAGGGCGAATTCGTCACGTCCACTAAGAACGCTATCGCCAATGCAGAGCGAGAGGCCCGTGGCGTCGAACCATTGCCGGAACACACTCCCCGCAAGTGGACCGAAACGTGGGCAGAGGCCGAGAAAATCCGCACCGCCGACCCGATGGCCGCGCCACGCCTTATCGACGAAATGGTCGGCAAGCCGCGAACTATCTCCGATACCGAAAACGACGTTATTTTGCAACACAAGATCATGCTCCGCAATCAGTGGAACGAAACCGCCAACAAAGGCGCGGACGCCGCCGATAAGGGCGATACCGCAGCCGCAGTCGAGGCCAAAGCCCAATCAGACCGCATCGAGGGCGAGATGCTCGTGCTGGACGACGTGTTGAAAAAGGTTGGAACCAAGGCCGGTCAGAGCCTCGCCGCCCGAAGGAAGTTGGCCGATCAGGATATGTCGCTCGTTGCCATGATCCTCCGCAAACGCGCGGTGAACGATTTTAAGAAACTCACCCCGGAACAAGAGGCCCAGGTCAAGGCGCAGCACGATCAGATCGTCAAGCTGGAAGTGGATAAGGCCAAACTTCAAGCCGACTTAGAAGCGGCAACCCTGAAAACCGAGCAACTTGGCAGGGAAAAGGCTTTTACCGAGGCTGCGCGTGATTTGTTTGAGCGCCGGGCGGTATCGGCTGAACGGCGGGCAACACAGGCCGGACGGCCCGCGCCAACCGAGCAGACGCCGCGAATCCCGCGAACTACCTACGGCGCGAGGAACCGCGTCGTTAAGACCGCAGAATACCAGTCCATCCTGAAAGAACTGGCGTCAACCACTACCCTGAACGACATAACGCGCGTGCCGGAATTCCTCTACAAAGTCACCAAACTGGGCGTCTATCACATCGAGGCGGGCATTAAGTCATTTGCGGACTGGTCCGCGAAGGTCATGGCCGACGTGCCGGACAAGTGGAAGCCTATGGTGTCGCCGGAACTGAAAAAGATTTGGGAAAACGCGCACAAGGAAATGTTCAAGGCCGATCAGAAGGCCATTGTTGACCGCGCCAAGAAAGCCGTCACCGAGAAGGCCGACGCCGATCTTGGCGACGCCGCGCACAGGCTTGCCCGCTCGTTCGTCGAGCAAGGTATTACCGAACGGGAAGCCCTGGTCGATGCCGTGCATGACGCATTGAAGGAAGCGGACCCCAGCATTACGCGACCCGAAGCGATGGACGCCATATCCGGCTATGGCCGGTTCCGTCAGTTGTCCAAGGATGAAATCAGTATCCAACTCCGAGACCTTAAAGGCCAGATGCAACAGGTGGGCAAACTGCGGGACATGGCCGCCGGCGAAGCACCCAAAAAGACGGGGTTTGAGCGACGGGAACCTACCGATGCCGAACGGCAACTCATTCAGCTTGTCGGCAAGGCCAAGGAAGAAGGCGGATACGACGTTACCGACCCGGCAACCCAACTGAAATCCAACGTCCAGTCCTTTATGACGCGGACGAAGAATCGCATGGCCGATTTGCAGGACCGGCTTGCCCGCAAGGACTTCGCACCGACGGCCAAGCGGCTGTCATGGCGGGAGAAGTCGCTGGACGCCGCGATCAAAAAGCAAATCCTGGACCGCGAGCATGAATTGGAGATCGTCAAGGAAAAGTACAACAAGGGATTATTCGACGACAGGATGGCCAGACGAAGTATCCCCGAAAAGATATTCAGCGGCGGCGTGGAAGCGATCAACACGTCACGTGCCATGATGACCAGTTTTGACTTCTCCGCTGTCTTGCGGCAAGGCGGGTTTATCGCTCTGTCCCATCCCATACGCGCCGCGAAGGTGTTCCCGGCCATGTTCCGGGCCTTGACCAAAAAGGGTGAATTCGCGGTTGAACAAGAGATAAAGGGCCGCGAAAACTATCCGCTCTACAAGCGATCCGGGTTGGAATTGACCGAACGCGGAACGACGCTGGTAAAGATGGAAGAAGCGTATATGTCCCGCTGGGCGGAGAAAATACCCGGCGTCGGGGCTTCACAGCGGGCCTACATGACTTTCCTGAACAAACTCCGTGCCGATTCGTTCGACGCGATGATGAAATCCCTTGGCCGCGACGGTATGGTCACGGACGCCGAAGCAAAAGCAATTGCCAACTATATCAACGTGGCAACCGGACGCGGAAAACTCGGCAAGCATGACACCGCCCTTGTTGGACTGAACACGCTATTCTTCGCGCCAAGGCTTGTTCTAAGTCGATTCCAGTTGCTTGCTGGGCAACCGCTCTATCGCGGTTCCTGGCGGACACGCAGGCTGATTGCGGGCGAATATGCACGGTATCTGATTGGTATTGGCGTGGTCTACGCGCTGGCAAGGGCTATGGGCGCAGATGAGGAATTCGACCCGCGCTCCAGCGATTTCGGCAAGATTCGCGTCGGCAATACCAGGATTGACCCACTATCAGGACTAAGCCAAACAGCGGTACTGGTCGGACGAATGGCAACAGGAGAAACAAAAAGCATCGGCAGCGGCAAAATCACGTCAATCTACAAGCCAAAATTCGGGCAAGACAACGTGTGGGACGTGGCGGCGCGGTTTGCGCGAACCAAACTAAGTCCCGCGTTCGGAGCCGCCGTCAACATTCGTTCCGGTGAAGATGTTGTCGGCCAACCAGTCACCGTCGCGTCCACTGCTCAAAACCTGGCCGTGCCGATGACGTTCAACGACATTTATGCGGCTCTGCGGGAACAAGGCATAGTGAAGGGTACGGCGATGGGCTTGCTAACCACGTTTGGAATGAGTTTACAGACCTACGAGCCAAGGAAGCCCAAGGGCGGCAAGTCCTTTAAGCCGTGGAGTCCGGCAAAGACCCGCGCAACCCGCACCATGGGAAGAACGACAAGGGAGACACGGAAACCATGATAGAACCCGACACGTCATTTGCCACGATTTCGCCAGTAACGATCTTCGATGCCGCCAATGTCGATTCGGGCTTGGACATACAAGAAGGCAACACAGGCCAGCAGCCACCATGTACCTGTAATAATTCCCAAAATGACGCATACGATCAGGAATGTTTTGTACCACGGCTGGAACGGTTCTCGCCCGCGAATGATGATATGCAGCCAACTCGGTGGTTTGGCCGGTTCCTTGCGTTCTTCGTTCATGGCTTGCACCATGCTTCAATTATACGCGATTTCCCGATTTTGTCAACAGGCAAAATGGACCCAAACCAAATATCGAAATCATTGTTTTTATTTAGGAATCTTTGCCAAAGATGGTAAGGACGAATAGGCAGTTTGACTTAGGGCGGCAGCAGAGGCCCGGAATTATGAGCGAGAACGAAATGGCGATCAAAACGGACTGCGGAAGTAAGCACCTCAGCTTGGCTTGTTGGTTGATAGGCATTTTCATGTCGGTGGCTCTTGTCTTGTCGGGAGCGCTGTTTGCCCAAGCTACCGCGTTGGATACTCGATTGCGGGCGGCAGAGCAGGCATCCGCCAAGCGCGAGGCGCAGTTTGCGGCGATTCAGGAATCGTTACGAAAGATCGAACACGCTTTGGACGTTAGCCCGGCCAGGGCTAACGCAGGAAACACGAAATGAAGGAGCATCGCATGACAAAGAGTACGAGATTCATAACGACGTTTCTTGCCTTGGGCGTCCTGTGCGGCGCGGTTGGCTGCCAGTTCAACGTGAAGGGCGGCTTTGGCGCGAAGATTGACGCGGAGAGCGCGTACGCCCGCGCGGTGCTGGCCACGGCGAATCTGCCCGCCGCCGATGCGCGTACCTACATCGTCCAGCACGCGCCGTTCCTGACCGAGACATACGAGACCTCGACGGTGAACTATTTCGCATGGGCGTTCGGTCCGGCGCAGGTGTGGACAACGGCGGTCATCTATAACGACTTAGCCGCAATGTCTGCATGGTCCAGGTCTGCGGTGCTGCGGGCGGCAACGCAGCCAGGGGGACCCCCTCCGATGAGCGACACTAACGCCTTGACAAACGCGCGTACCACGGCGCAGATGGTGGAGAACCTGGCCAATAAGAAGAACAATCTCGCCGCAACACGGGCGACACAAGGAGTTAAATAATGGCACTCGCACTCAACATCAATTTCGAGCAGTGGATTTCGTCTTTACCGGCGTCCCTGCAAACGCTTGGCGAAAGCGTCGGCAGACAACTGCTGGCGGCGTTCAACAGTCCTGACGAGTTTCGCGCCTGGATCGATTTGTTCAGTCGAAACACTGACGAAGCCCTCCTCGCGCTGAACAACCGGCTGGACGACAACCAATTCGCGGCGGCGGGCGCGGTGCTTGCCGAGGCCGATGCTGACGTGACCGACGCGGCCAAGGCCAAGCGCGATGCTTTTATCGCGGCAATCAGGGCGAGTCTGATGGGATTCGCCACGATCATCGGGAGCCTGCTGGCGTTAGTGTAACCATGAAAATCAAAAAAATACCCAACTATCGCGTGCTGGCAATCCCGTGTTGCGAGACCTGTGCGATGATGCACGGCGACCCGGACGGCTGCCGGTCCTGCAAGCGTGTTGTGGCCTATACGAGCCGATACGCCGGGCGAACAATGAGACATCTGGCTTCCGTTGACCCGCTTGGCTGGTGTCCGAAATACCGTGAGGCGAAACCATGAAAACTGGATGTCCATGTTGCGGCAACGATACCTACGAACAGGAATGGGGCAACCTTGTGTGTTGTCAGGCATGTGGGCGAATTTATGAGCGAAAATTCCCAGTGGTGTGCCCGCAACAGACGGTTCACGAACCGATAGTGCCGAACTCGTGGGGCATTATTCCGGTAACGACCTGTGCGGGAGTGCTGACGTGAAAACCATCGCCAAAATCATCGCAATCATCCTGCTGGTGGGAACCTCGACGGCGATACTGGTCTGGTGCGCGTCATGAAATATCGAACTGTCGATTCGTTCTTCCGAGACTCTCACCCAACAACGATTGTGCATGACGTGGCTTTGCAGATTCAGGCCGAACGAGAGGACAGTGACGCAGAGGAGCGGTCGCGTTCAGTGGCAGTAGCCGAGTTGATGACCAAAGTGGTCGGAGCGGAAACATGAGAACTAACGGAATAGGTTGGCTTGTCCGAAGTGCGTGGTTATTCATTGCGGCCTTTGTAGTCTTGTTGATTTGCACTTACCAAAATGGCTGTGTCCAGCCGGGCGCGGCAACGGTTTTCCCCGCGTCCTCCACGTCAAAGCCCGTCGTGGACGCCCAGGTGCAGGCCGCGATTGACGCCAAAGTGGACGCGGCCCTGGCGAGAATCGAATCGACCATCACCGGCACGGTCAAGGCGGAAGTCACCAGACAGACCACGCAGACCAGCGGACCCCAGGCGGGCGGCAGCGGCAGCGGGGCAACAGTCAACATCGGCCAGATCGACGGCCTGACCACGATTATCGCCCTGGCGGTCCTCGGCGGGCTTGGCGCGTACCTGTGGCGACGCTGCGCCAGGTGGAAAACGATTTCAGACGTGCTTATCACCGACAACAACACGGCGGGCCTGACCAAGCCTGAGAAAGACCGCATCACGCTGGCGGCGGCAAGCAAAGGCGTGGCCGAACTGCTCGACAAGCAGGTGCAAAAGCTGAAACCCAAATGATACCGGGGTTCTCCTCCTTTTCCCCGGCAGTCATTCCCCGCTGGCGGACACCCGGCGGGGTTATTTTGTAAATAATTCTCATTTTTCCCTTGACCGAGGTTCGCGGGGTCGGTATAGTTCTGGTGTCGGGTCGTTCCCGATGAAGGAAAGCGTCTATGGTTCGGTTACAATACAATCAGACATTCGGCGGCGCCCAAGCGAGTAACGACCGCAAAACCATAGACACCGCCGTCCGAAACCAGAGAAGCCCCGAAGCGAAAGCAACGGGGTTTTCTCATACGCGGGGGGAAGCATGAACATGGAGCCATTGAATGAGTTGGCACTTTTTGCAGGGGCAGGTGGAGGCATCTTGGGCGGAAAGCTCCTTAGCTGGCGCACCGTCTGCGCTGTTGAGTATGCTGCCTACCCAAGAAGCGTCCTGCTTGCCCGTCAACGAGATGGAATCCTTGAACGATTCCCAATTTGGGATGATGTCAGAACTTTCGATGGAAAGCCTTGGCGCGGAAAGGTTGACATCATCACTGGCGGTTTCCCATGCCAAGACATTAGCACCAATGGCGGCGCAAACCGAAAAGGACTTGATGGAGAAAAAAGCGGCCTTTGGGGTGAAATGGCAAGAATCATTTGTGAGGTACGACCGCGATTCTCACTTGTGGAAAACTCGCCAGCACTCACTTTTCGGGGGCTTGGAAGAGTACTCGGAGGTTTGGCCGCAATGGGGTATGATGCTAAGTGGGGAGTGTTTTCTGCTGCCGATGTTGGCGCACGACACCGACGTGAGAGGATTTGGATTGCGGCTTGGGACGCCAACCGCAGAAATGACAGTCCGTGGACAAGCATTCAGGAACGGTTGCCCGACACTGCGGGAGTTTCTTCATGGTTCGACTCCGAACCCGCCGTGGGTAGAGTGGCTGATGGGGTGGCCGATTGCATGGACAGAATTAAAGCCCTTGGAAATGGCCAAGTTCCAGCAGTGGTTCGGCTCGCATGGCAACTATTAGCTCCTTCCCAAAATAACCAAGCGGAGGCCCATCAATGAGCCTTCGCGTTCTTTCTTTGCCCTCCCCGGCAGGCCGTTGGTCATTGGAGGAAGCCATGATGAGCAAATGGCACATCTACGCTTCCGATAACCCCGCCGAATCCGCCCTTGGAGTGGACAAAAAGGCGAAGTGTGCCAACAAGCACACCCCAGCGCCACGGGGTTACATCGCCCGATACGAGTGGGCACAGAAGATGTCCAAGACCCATACTCAAATCACCTGCCCCGATTGTGGCCTGTACACGATCTGGTTGCCGCACGCAGAGGCTCGTGCAGAACTTGATCGTCGGCAAGCAGCACTGATTGAGCAAGACCGGAAATGCCGGGAAGAAGCGGCCCTGCAAATTGCGGCCAAGAGAAAAGCGGAGGCCCGCCCATGACCCCCGCCTTGCACGATATTGACGCGGAATCTTTTTCGCTTTCGACCGATTTTTCGGTTGACGTTCAAGAAGGGATCGCGTAGAAATAGAGCATGGATCGTCCGGTAAACATCCTGTCAGATATTGATTCGCCAGTTGGCGGATGCGCTCCTTCTTACCGGACGGTCCCGCATTTTGTTCGCTGGCGAATCTCTTTTTTGCATCCCGACACGGACGCCACACACGCGGCCCCTGCGCGAGGTGATCGGCTTGATAATTCCAGCGAAGTCTGTATGCGTTCTACGCCTAAGACCGCCAAGAGGACGCTCAATGCAAATCCCTCTTGCTCCGGCATACGACTGACGTAGCGTTTCGCTGCATGGTATCGTTCGTGCTGGCCTGTGTCCTCGCTAAGACGCAGGGAGAGGCTAAGAGCGTTCTGAAAGTCGGTCTAAACTTTTTTGGAGAAACGATGGAATTGAACATTGACCCTGAATTTGCTGCACTGATACCGCCGCTGTCACCTGATGAATTGGCTGGACTCACAGAAAGCCTAGTCAAAGAGGGTTGTCGGGATGCCTTAATCGCATGGGAATTCACGGCAGAAATGATGTACGCCGCCGGATATGGAGTGTGCAAAGATGACAATTGCAGCTACGGTCAAGACCGCAAGCAGGTTCCCGCCGGCGCCTGGGCCTTGGGTGATGGCATTTGGCAGTGTCCAGAGTGCGGCTACGGTATTGCGCCAATGGGCGATCATGCCGTTCTGTTGGACGGCCACAACCGATATATGATATGCACGGAACGCCATATTCCATACGAAGTTGAGATGGCAGAGGATATTGATGACCGCCTGGGGGCGATGATTTGGATTCGGACGAATCAGGCGGCACGACGGAACCTGACTGACGACCAACGGGCGATGAACGGCGCGGGTCTCTTGGATTTGTTGAGCGAACAGGCCAAGCGGGAGCGAGCGGCAAAGGGCACACCGGCAAGAGAAGCCAAGAAAGCCAATTCTACCTTGTCGGCCAACGTGTCCGACAAGGTAAAGCCCAAAACCGACAACCGCGCCAAGGTTGCCAAGTCATCTAAGGTCTCTGAACGAAAAGTCCGCACGGCGGCGGCGATACGCAAGGCCGCGCCGGAATTGGCCAAGGAGGTCGAATCGGGCAACATGACATTGAAGGCGGCGCAGAAACAGGTCCGCAAAGACAAGAATATCGACACCGAAAAGGCCCGCGCCGCCGCTGCTCCAAAGGCCGAATGGATAGTGACCGACAAGCAGGATGTTGTCCAATGCGCCAGTCTGATAACAGACCCGCCCTACGGGATACTGGACGAGCCGTGGGAGCCTGATGATTTGGAGCGTTTTACGCGGAAATGGGCAAGTCGATGGTCAAAGTGCGGCGCGGACACGATGCTGATATTCTGGTCGCAGCGGCATCTGTGGCGGGGGCGGGAATGGCTGGACGAGGAGTTGGATGGTTACGAGTTCCAGCAGTTGCTTGTCTGGCACTACGCCAACAACAAAAGCCCGCAGTCCCGTAAGGGGTTCAAGCAGACATGGGAACCGATCTTTTTCTATCGCCGCAAGGACAGCGACCGCAAGGTTGTGGTTTCTGGCGGTGCTTGGGGCGATGACTTGAACGATTTCGACTGCCACGTCGCCGCTGTGCCGCAGAGCAATTTCAATGGCGCGGAACAGAAACAGCATCCAGCCCAAAAGCCGGTCAGTGTGTTTCGCTGGTTGATAAATGCCGTAACCAAGCCCGGCGAATTGGTGTGTGATGCCTTTGTTGGGAGTGGTACAAGTGGAATTGCCGCCGTACAACTTGGCCGGGGATTCCACGGAATTGAGAATGACCCGGCGAGTCTGGAATTGGCTCGTCGAAGGGTGGCGGCGTATGGATAAGTCTTGGGACAACCAACCCACGGTAACATTCCAAACGCGCATGAAGCCCGCTGCGCTGCGAATTTACCAACGGTGTTTCCCCGGCTGTACCGTCGAGGACTTGCGGGAACAGGGCGTCAAAGTGCATATATTAGACAAGGAGTTTGGGATAGATTCTTTGATTCATTTCCCGTCTGGACAATGGCTTTCGATTCAAGAGAAATATCGGACAAACAAATACCTCCGATACGGTGAGTTCACCCAGGAGTACCTCAACGGCGTTGGAACAGTCCACGAATCGCCGGGCGAATGGTTCAAGTTGGGGGCGCAGATTTATTTCTACGGTTGGGCTAATGCTGACGAAACTGACTTTGCGGCGTGGTTGATGATGCACATAGCACGATACAAGGTTGTCGTTGAACGTGCTGGCGGCCTAGGGGCGGTTGGTACATTACACCAGAATCAGCAATATGGCCGGGCATCGTTTTATGCGATTCCGATTGGTAAGCTGCGCGATTGCATTATGTTCAGTTATGGATTGCCGCCGCTCTCGGCCTGACGCCTGCGTGAACGCAACAAGGAGCAACGATGGAAACCACGAAGGAAACACTTAGCAAGCTGGAAGCCGAACTGGTGACACTGATTGATGCGGCAGATTCCGCCCGCACAAAACGCGATGACGCCGAGGCCAAGCTCGCCCTCTGCCGCAAGGCCGAATACGAGAAACGCGAGGAGATTCTGCGGTTACTGAATCAGGGGTTACTGAATCAGGCAAAATAATTCTGGATTTTCCTCGCCTCGATGGGACAAGCTCGGTATCATTAGAACAGGTGAAACATGCAGCCGTCGAAGCAATCATGCAGCATTGAACAAAAACGAACCAGCATTTCCTGGGTCCGTCATATCCAACTTGACGGCTGCGATTTTACGGACCCGTTTTTGACGGCGCAGGATCGGGGCCAACACTCCGGTCTTGTGCCCGTCATTTTTACGGGAGCCAAGCCATGACTAAAATCACCAAGGAACATCTCGCCAAGATGCAGGCAGGCCGCTCACGTTCCGCCAGCATCGCAAAATCCGTTATCGTGGCGCGCCAGAGCGACTCAAAGGCGGAGAATGACCTACCGCCAGAGCTAATTGGCAACCCACAAGCCCGCAGACGGTACTTGGAAATGCCTATGTCCTATCGCAAGACGTACTTACGAGCGATACGCGGCAAATCTCTGGCTGCTGCCGCCCGTGCCTTCTGCCAGATGTGTTCTGGGTGGGAAAATTGCCCTGAAAACATCCGTGGTTGCACCGATAAGGCGTGCCCGCTCTACCATTACAGACCATATGCTAAATAAGGACTGACCCAATGACCGACACCGAGAAAACATGCCCGGACTGCGGAGCGGCGATGTACCTGACATGCAACAGTGGCACGAAGGCGTTATTTCATGCGATTGGCGGGCATGACTGCCTTCTCCGCCAGATCGCCCAGCGGGACGAGCAGCTTGCCGCCGCGAACGAGATTGTGGAGAAACTGCGGAAGGCGACCCCTTTGGCATGGCTCGTTTATTGTCCACGGGGAAACGAATTTGACTCGTTCTTGTTTGACGATAAAGAAGATGCTTACGACAAGTCAATGGAGTTTACCCAAAACGGAATCGACAACATGGATCACGATCCCACACCAGACGAAGAAAAGGAGATTGAGGACCGATGGAAACCAATTCCACTTTACGATATAGCCGCAGCCCTCGCAGCGAAGGAGACGCCCCATGCGTAACTTCTACCACGAAATTTACCTGATCGTGTTCGGGCTGGTCTACGCCGTCGCGTGCTGGCGGGATGGAAGGGATGGTGCGGCGTGAACATAGAAGCCGTCAAAATGCAGAATCTGGCGACTGTGGATCAGAAACTCGCCCGCGTGCGCGACAATGACATATCGTTGTATGTGCTGCTGATACTCTGCGGACAGGCTAACAATGCGGCGGAACTGGCCGAGGCGGTGAAACATGCCCTTACCGCCAAGCCTGACATGGCCGTGCTGCTGGTGGATTGCGTGGCGATCATATTATTTCAACTTTTGGAAGGAAAACAAACATGACTACCACGATTACCCAACAAACCGTGACCGCAGAGATTCAGAGCATCGGCCTGTTCTCGTGGCTGCCCGACACACCTTGGTTTGGCAACATGGTGGCAAAGACTCCGTTTAAGGAACTGCGCTGTGCGATCATCGTCGCCCCCATGAGAGGACGACTGGCGATCACAAC